AAACAGAGAAAGGTGCTTCATTGTCGGACATCTTAGAGGGAGAAGTACCGCAAAAGTATTTCCTATCGAAGGAACAGACGGAGAAAATAGTGTTTCGTTAAATCTTTTTGGTTGTCTTAATGGTAGAAATTCGCAGCGAGATAGAGTTTATAGTGACAATGGATTAGCACCAACAATCAGTACGAAGCCGGGAGGAAATACAGAACCCAAAGTATCCATATTATTTGATACAAGTTATATTGGTCAAGATGGAAAAGCACGCATATATGAAAATATTTGTCCAACACTAACAAGCAGAGATTATAAAGAGCCTAGAAGTGTCGGAGTAGTATGCAATGTGAACCCGTCAGGAAAAGGAATGAACGGAAATGTGTACGATTCGACTGGCTTAAGCCCTACTTTAACAACAAATAAAGGAGAGGGAAATAAGATTGCAATCCCAGTATTGACACCAGATCGTGCAGAAAAACGTCAGAATGGAAGAAGGTTCAAAGAAGATGGCGAGCCAATGTTTACGCTTACAAGTCAAGACAGACATGGCGTAGCGATTGAACCTACTGGATTTAATTGTGTGCCAAATGGAACATGCAATCAAGGAATATTTGTGCAGGTATCACAAGAATTAACGGTATATGCAGTGTGGTACGAAAAATATCAATGCTACATAGCAATCCGGAAGCTGACACCGCGTGAATGCTTTAGGCTGCAAGGTTGGTCTGATGATTATTTTGAGAAAGCACAGTTCGTAAATTCTGACAGCCAGTTATACAAGCAGGCAGGAAACGGCGTAACAGTGACAGTTGTAGAAGCTATAGCAAGAAAAATGAAGGTGGATAACGCAAAGCTGCACCGATGATTTATGTGCAGAATAACGGACAGGTAGCATTTGGATAGGAGAAATAAATGGATTTAGAACAAAAAGCAATTGAGAGAATTCGACTTGCGTCTGATCTCTCGTTGAAACATTATGGAAAGTCACTTGTATGCACATATTCTGGAGGAAAAGATTCTGACGTGATGCTAGAGCTCTTTCGTAGGGGGGCATACCATTTGAGGTACACAATGGTCACACCACGGCAGATGCACCGCAAACTGTGCGGCACATACGAAAGGTATTTAAAAGCCTGGAAGAAAAAGGAATTAAATGTGAAATAGAAATGCCGAAGTATAAAGGCGAACATATCACGATGTGGAAACTGATTCCATTAAAATTGATGCCACCAACAAGACAAGTTCGCTACTGCTGCCAAGTCCTTAAAGAAACAGGGTGTGCAAATAGATATATTGCTACTGGCGTGAGATGGGCCGAAAGCAGGCAGAGAAAAGAAAGAGAAGAATTTGAAAAAATTGGTGCGACAAAGGCAACTAAAGAAAAATTCACATCAATTATGCTAATGAACGACAATGACGCCAATCGCAGAATGAATGAACTTTGTATGCAAAAAAACGAAATGGTTGTCAATCCAATCATTGACTGGAAAGATTCTGATATATGGGAATTTATCAATTCAGAGCATATAGAAACTTGTGAGTTGTACAAATGTGGATATGATCGTGTTGGCTGCGTCGGCTGCCCGATGGCCGGGAAAAAGCGATATAGAGAATTTGCAGATTTTCCTAAGTACAAACAGTCTTATATCAGGGCTTTTGAAAGAATGCTAGATGTTCGAAAAGAAAAAGGATTAGGAACCCAATGGAAGACTGGAGAGGATGTATTTAGGTGGTGGATGAATGATGACAATTTAGATGGTCAGATGGAATTGTCTGATTTTATTGAATATTGAGAAATCATGGAGGACTGCACAATAGCGTGCCAGCTGCTTACATGAGGAAAGTGAGGATGGAAATGGAGAAATTAAAACCTTGTCCGTTTTGCGGAAAAGAGATAGATACAGAGAAAAATGTATACATTCCAGAAAGAGACTGGGAACCGTCTTTTTACGATCCTGACAGTGGGGGAAATCCAATAGCCATTCACTGTGAATGCGGATTAACATTTTGCACAGGCACATGGGATTGGAAGGAAGCTGTTGAAATATGGAATAAAAGAGTAAACAAGGAGGACACAAAATGAAATTATATTTCTACATTTTAGACAGTAACAGAGAATACAATCCAGAAACTAAAACATTAGGAGACTATATTTTCAAGATCAGAGTTGAGGAATGCAAGGTAATGGAAAAACCAAAGACGTACAAAGCAGTAACACAGTTTCCAGAAGGAATTTACATCGGATACGTGAAAAAGGAAGATATCGGAACAATTTCTGGTCATTCAACGCCGTACATTGCGCTGACAGTACCGAATTATCAGTTTGTAAAAAATAAATTTTTAGAAATATATAACGTTGAAATCAGCAGACTTAAAAAAGCAATCGCTATGTACGAGGATAAGATAGCCGCAATCGAGGATTACAAGGAGGATGCAAAATGTTAATCAGAAGTCAGGATAAAAGAATGATTGTAAATTTCGAAAATATTTGCACGGTATCAGCCTTTCCTGAAAAGGATAGTGAGGATATCTATGTCGAAGATGGCACAGGCTCACTCATGGTCGGAAGATATTCTACAAAAGAAAAAGCTATCAAGGTACTGGACATGATTCAGGAGGCTTGTGCAGATACAGAACTAATTCCAATGACAGTTCCAAATATCGGAAAGATGTTCGTAGAAGCACCAGCATCAAAAGAGAACGAACTTTTAGCTGAAGCTATTGGTAAAGTAATTATGAATAAAATGGTCTTCCAGATGCCAGAAGATAGCGAGGTGGGAGCATGAGCCATATTAAAGACAGATTAATTCAACTGAAGAATGAGGTGGAAAACACAGGGAACGGAGCTTATTTCTCGAAAAATAATATCTCAAAAATTGTAGAATTACTTCTTGCTGATCTGGAACAGGATGAGAAAGAAAATGGTTGGATTCCGGTCAGTGAAAAATTGCCAGAGGAACGCGACTGGTTCCTTGCAGTGTTCAGAGAATTAGATACAGGATATCAGTTAATTCCAAGGGTTGCAGAATTCATAAACAGACCAGATGATGAGCACGCAACGTCTGACGGTTGGCATATTATAAATTTTTTTGAAGGGCCGAAAGAATATATGAAATTGTTAAAATGCGTTGCATGGATGCCACTTCCAGAACCATATAAGGAGGACTAAATGGGATATTGTAAATTAGAATGCCCGGACAACGAAACACAGTGCTGCATCTGCTGTACGAAACAGGATTCCTGCCAGTGCAGATGTGATGATATGGACAGTTATGAATATGCGGAGGAGTGTGAAGATTATGAGACTGATTGATGCAGATAAATTAATTAATTCTCTTGGAAGCTCAGACGTAGATATAGAAATATCTGGTTTAATTGGTGAACAGCCGACTGCTTTTGATGTAGATGAAGTTGTTCAACAGTTGGAAATGTTAATCGAAGATAAAGTTTCAGAATCGGGTGACGATTGGTATACAGCCCAATGCTTGAATGAAGCAGTTGAAATTGTGAAAGGTGGTGGAGTTGAATGAGAGAAATTCTTTTCAAGGCAAAGCGGATTGATAATGGCAAATGGGTCGAGGGATGTTATGCAAAAAAACATGATTTATTGGGAAAAGAAGAGCATTTTATTTTTTTTGAAGATAAACACAATACATGGAGATGCACAGAAGTTGACCCCGAAACCCTCTGCCAGTTCACAGGACTTTGCGGCAAGAACGGAAATAAGATATGGGAGAATGATATCCTGATGTGCCATGGGAATCCAGTTGAGCTTGTAAGAGCAACATTCGGGGAGTTTGGAGTAACTGATCTCGAAGCAGAAACAGTGACAGACGAAGTCATCGGATGGCATTATGAAGTTATTTATACAGATGAACTTAGTAGAACAGAACCGTTTTGCTATTCAATGCCGCTCACGAAAGAATATGTCACAAGACTTGAAATGGAAGTAGTTGAAAACCCAGAATTATTACAGGAGGAGCAATAATGCAAAGAGAATTTATTTGCGGTGACTGCATGAATTTTCTCCTGGACTTTCCAGATAATTACTTCGATGTGGCAGTTGTAGACCCACCATACGGAATCAAAGAACACGGCGGTAAGAATCGTAGTAAATATGTAAAGCAGAAAAATGGAAGTTCCATTTATGTTCCTGATGGTGGCTATAAGAATTATGGTTGGGATAATAAACCGCCAGATCGAGAGTATTTTAAACAACTATTCAGGGTATCAAAGAATCAGATTATCTGGGGATGTAATTACTTTGATTACCCAATGGCAGGTGGCCTGATAATCTGGGATAAATGCAATGATGGTTCAGATCAATCAGACGCAGAAGTCGCTTATTGTAGTCTTACAAGAAGGGTTGACATTTTTCGCTATATGTGGAGAGGAATGTTTCAAGGAAAATCAATAATTGAAGGAACAATACAGCAGGGCAACAAAAAACTGAACGAAAAGCGAATCCACCCAACTCAAAAACCTGTAAATTTATATCGTTGGATATGTCAGAAATATCTGCAGAAAGGAATGAAGATTCTTGATACCCATGTAGGGAGCGCAAGTTCATTGATTGCCTATGAAGAATGTGGGCTTGAATATATCGGGTATGAAATTAATGAAGATTATTACAATGACGCTCACAAACGGTTAGAAGAATTTAGATCACAGATCACATTATTTGACTTAGGAATGGAGGAACACAAATGAGCAGTGCAAGTTCAATATTCGGAACAAAAGCATATGTATGTGCAAGATATTTTCTTAGACCGGGAAAGTGCTTCAAATACATCGACCAGTGCGGTGAAGATGCCACAGAACGCGTCTATGAGGTCATGGCATTATATCCGTACTGCGTCCTGCTAAGAGATACCAGAAACGGAGTCAGGACTTGTCCGGGGTATAATACTTTGAGCCTGATGCTGAGAGGAAGTGAAACATATGAGTAAATCAGCGTTAGTGATAGATACACCAGAGAATTGCTATGATTGCCCGTTCGGAATTTCATACTGCAGTGAACTTGAATATGAGGGTTTGTGTGAATTAGCTGAATGCTTAGGCTGTAATGAAATTCTGATGACAGAAGAACATTATGATTGCGAAAGCAAATCAAGACCTGATTGGTGTCCGCTTATGGATTTGTCAGAGAAAGACAATGGAGATTATCCGGCCAATACATCTGATGCTGGCTTTGCGGAGGGCTGGAACCAGTGTATTGATGAGATTACAGGAGGAAACGCAGATGATTAATTTAACAGGAAAAAGCGTGTTTGTAAAAACGCAGGAAGAATATTTGAGTGTTCTGAAAATGGCAAAGCTTCAGGGATTCGCATGGGGGAAAGAAAAACATTTAAACCCTATCGAAATTCCATTTCCAAACATATTGAATTTTTACAGCAGTAAGATGGTTACTTACAGAGACAATGAAAGGACATTGTATGAAGCATCTGAAATCGTCGAAGATGAAGAAAAAATCAAGGATGCAGTAAAACTTGTCAGAACGTTCGCTAAATACCCAGACAGAACAGCATTGACGGACTCATTTATTGAGTCCTTGAAGTTACTTGCAGATACCGTAGAAAGTCAGATGGAAGAGGTGAAGTAGATGGTTGATTTAAGAAATACATGTATCTTGGTTAAGACAGAAGAAGAAAATGAAATGCTTCTCAAAGAAGCTGAGAAACAGGGATTTCATTGGTATTCGAAAGGCAATTGTAAACCATTGCCAGGACAACATTTTCCAGATATTTTAAAATTTTGTAATAACAAAGATGTGGTGCACAGCGTACGTATCGGAGTAGAGTGTGATGCTTTCTACGAAGCTTCAGAACTCCTCGGGACAAAAGAAATGACGGCAAGAGAGTTTGTTAATCGTATTGCAGATATACGCAATTGTAGAGGATGTAACTGTTCAGAATGCGTATTGAGTGAAAGCAATACTAGGTGCAAGAAGCATTTGTGTGATATATGTGATTGGAAAGATAATATAGATGAAGTTCTTGAAATTGCAAAATCAATAAGACTTACAGCCCCTTCACCCGAAGAGAAAGCAATTAGCACGATTGAGAAATTTATCGAGAATCCAGATCACACAGCATTAAATGATGAATTTTTAGAATCATTGAAGCTGGCAGTCGAGAAGTTGAAAGAGGTGAAGTAGATGGAGAGATTAACACTTGACAATGCTATTAAATACATCAAAGAAGTAGCGAGAAAGAACAGAATAAACAAAGAGAAAAATACCATCATTATTCCTAACAGTTTTATCAGTAGTAATGATTGTGCAGATAAATACGGACAAGTTGCTAAATGGTTGGAAGAATTAAAGTCTTACAAAGAGTTAGAAGAACAGGGCTTGCTTGTGAGATTGCCGTGTAAGATTGGAGACACGGTTTATAGAGTGAATGCCGGAGCCAAGCAACCGATTATTCCGATGACTGTTTCAGAAATTCATTTTCTCTGTTACAAAAATGAACGTGCTGTAAGGTTTGACGCAATAGGCAAAGAAGATATGGGAGAAAGTTGCTACCGTTTAGAAGATATTGGAAGAATAGTATTTCTCACCCGTGAAGAAGCCGAGAAGAAGTTGGAGGAGATGAAAAAATGACAATCGGAAAAAGAATTAGAGAGGTGCGTTTGCAAAATGATATGTCTCTCAGAGATTTTGCAGAACTTATCGAAGTTACTGATACCGCAGTCATGGAATGGGAGAAAGGAATCAGCAATATTCCGTTTGTGTGTGCGATAGAGATTGCTGACCGATTCGATGTGAAATTAAATTGGTTAGCCGGATTGGAGGATTAAAATACGCAAAGTATAAAACAAAACGAGGATAAAAATATTTTTAATCCGATAGAGAAGAAGTTGGAGGAGTTAGAAAATGAATAATGTGTATCTAGTAATTAGAGAAAAGGATAGTGTATTAGTCTCAATTATGAGGAACAAATTAGATGGTACGTATTCTTTTGTAAATTTAACAAAAGGACACATATGTACTTGTAAATTTAATACCGTTGAAGAAGCGGCAGAAGATATGCAAGGCAAAAAAGAAAACGGTGAAGTTTTAGATTATTTTAAAGTATGTGAATAAATGGGAGGATTAACATGAAACCAGAAGAAGCAATTAAAATCTTACAGGAACGTATTGGCTTAACTAAAAAGGTCTGGTCGAATGTACCAGAAATTATTAAGTACCGTGAAGCATTAGAATTAGCAGTTAAAGCGTTAGAAAATCAGACCCCAATGAAACCAAATAACATGAAAACTATTTTCGATTTTTCTGGCAGATATTATGCAACAAAAGGTAACTGCCCAGTTTGTAATAGTGAGGGACTTTATAAATCGGATTTTTATTGCAATAAGTGTGGACAGAAATTAGATTGGGGTGAGGAAAATGGCAGATAAAATATGCAAAACTTGCATTGAAAACGATAATGGTCTTTGCGACCGTAAAGGTATCCTGATAGAGGAAGATGATAGCTGTGAAAATCACACAAAAAACTGGATGGACTCTTTAATGGAGAAATTCATTCGAAAATCAATGCGGTAAGGGCGAAAACGTCCTTACCAGACGGGAAGGTGGCTAAATGACAAAGGTGAGTTGGATTCGATTAGAAATAGATATGTTCGACAACAAGAAAATCCGGCATATCAGAAAACTTCCAGAAGGAAACAATATCGTTCTGATCTGGATGATGCTCCTGACGATGGCAGGGCGTTGTAATTCAAACGGGATTATTTTTCTGACAGAGAATATTCCATATACAAATAAAATGCTGGCTGACGAACTGGATTTTGATGAGAGTGTGATCGAGCTTGCACTCACAATTCTTGAAAAGTTCGGCATGATAACCAGAGACGGAACATTGCTTTCAATCCCCGGATGGGAAGAGCACCAGAACATTGACGGGCTTGAAAAAATCAGAGAGCAGACAAGAAAACGAGTTGCCGAGCATAGAAAGCGCCAGAAAGAATTGTCGGAAGAAGAATGTGTGCCGGAAATTCCAGAACAGATTTCTTGCGAAAAAGATTTAGTCAAGCCCGGTGATGTGCAGAAAGTAGTCGATGAATGGAATAAGCTTCAGCAGTTCGGTATTCAGCCAGTCGTAAGAATGACGGCAAGGCGAACGCAGATGTTGAAAGCAAGAATCCGAGAATACGGCATGGACAAGGTAATGGAAGCGTTGAAAAATGTACAAAACAGTGACTTCCTCATGGGAAAGAAAACTGATTTTATGATAAATTTTGAATGGTTCGTGAAACCAAACAACTTCTTAAAAATACTCGAAAATAAATACCACAATAGGGAGGATATGCGAAATGGAACTGGCACAACTCAAAGAAATGTCGAACCAATCATCCCACTTGGAGAATGGCGCGGAGAAGAATCAGACACCCCGTTCGCTTGAATGCCCTGAATGCGGGGACAGTGGGTGGAGATGGGTAAGAGACGCAAGTGGTATTCCTTATTGTGAGGAATGCCCTTGCGGAATCAGAAAGAGAACAATCCTTGAAAATCAGTTGAAATTTGCAGAGCTTCCAAACGTGTTTAAAGGCTCAAATTTCAATGATTTGAAGTCAAGTGTATATTTGAACGCCGAGAGCCGAAAAGTATTTTCTCAGGCGGCTCAGGCGGTAAATTATTGGTTTAAAAACCTTCCTGATATGCAGAAGAAAGGAATAGGATTATATATTTTCTCAAGTGCAAAAGGTTCTGGTAAAACCAAAACAGTATGCAGCTTGGCGAATGAGATCATGAAGAAACACCAGAAGCCAGTCAAGTTCACCACATCCCTAAGAATCCTTGACGAGATTAAAAGCACATGGGGAGGCAAAGAGAATGCAGAGGGAAAGTTGATAGAGGATTTATCCAGAACAGAAATCCTTATTATTGACGATTTCGGCGCTGATTCTGGAAAGGACTGGATTAACGAAAGATTCTATAGCATTATCAACGGGCGGTATATTGACAGGAAAATTACTATATTCACAAGTAACTGTCAGATATCAGAATTGAAATACGATGAGAGAATCACAAACAGGATTCTGGAACGGTCACTTGAAATTCCATTTCCAGAGGAATCCGTCAGGGAGCACATCGCGGAACATTTGAGAATGAAGATGATTCAAGGAATGGGAGTAGCAAAATGAGAATAAAAAGATGGAAAGAAATGTCAGAGAGGGAAGTAGTTGAGCTGAAACGTAATCAATGCATGAAATGCGTATATCTTTCTAAAAGCAGTCCGTCATCTATATCGAATGCTACCTGTGATTATATTCTTATTGTTGGTCATTCAAGAGGATGTCCGCCTACGGAATGCGTACAGAAAGGAATTTTAAAGCGTGGTAAGAGAAAAGGCGGAGAGAGTGAATATGGATTATGACATCGCACCCGAAATGGTAGGAACGTGTGTAAACATCATCATGGATTACTGCAAAGCGACAGATAATAAATGTGAGAGCTGCGCGCTTCGAGTTACCTGTCAACACAGTTTTAAAATCCCACCGTTTGCATGGAAGAGGAAAGAGCATGAGAACAATAAGTGAAATGTATAAGCGTTCTGGAGGAACAGCATATCAGCATAAATGCGCTGAATGCCGATTCTATAGGGACGGAAAGAGAGGAAAATGTCTGATGTACGGCGGTGATCGGGACTGGCATGGAAATTTTATTGCCTGCAGATTCTTCAATTTTGAAGATGATATGCCGGAAGGACAGATGAATATTTTTGATTATGTGTGAAAGAAAGGAGGAACGAGGAGCCGCTGGCCAGCGAAAGGATATCCCGGTTCCTCCTTATTTTTTATGAATAATGACGACTTGAAATATGCAATTGAGAATGGTATCATCAATTTGTCTCACATACAAGAGCAAGTTGAAATGAATAAAAGGGAAGAAATTTTAAAAGAATACAGGGACAGCATATGGAAGGCATCTGACGGATATTGGAAAATCCGTATGACTTATGACGAAACCGGACAGCGGAAGATGTTCAAACGTCGGTCTAAGCAGGATTTAGAGGACTTGATTGTAAAGACACACCGTGAGAAAGCAGAAAATCCAAAGATTAAGAGTGTGTTCGAGGAATGGGCGCAGCGCAAGGTCGATCTGAATAAGATTTCAATACAAACTTATCAGAGATATCAGCAGGACTTTAATCGCTTTTTTGGGGACATGGGCGAACGCAGAATTAAAAACATTGAGTCAGAGGATATCAGCAACTTCCTGGAAGAGCAGATCAGCGAACACAATCTAACTGCAAAAGCTTTCTGCAATCTTAAGACAATTACCAGAGGCACCCTGAAATGGGCGAAGCGTAACAAGCTGATTGACTGGAATGTGCAGGAATTATTCTATGACTTGGATGTCACAGATAAATCTTTCAAAAGAAATATCAAAGAAGATTCGGAAGAAGTATTCAATGATGCTGAAATGGACAGGATGGTTGACTACCTGAAAGACAATCAAGATATAATAAACCTTGGCATCATGCTTATGTTTGTAACTGGTCTGAGAGTCGGGGAGCTATGCGCTTTGAAATGGAATGACTGGCTACCACATATCAGTACGATTAAAGTCAGAAGAACGGAAGTAAGGCATTTTGAAAACCATAAAGGCATTTTCGAAGTAAAAGACTTTCCGAAAACAGAAGCAGGCGTAAGAAATGTAGTGGTTCCTCAGGGGTGTATATGGATATTACAGAAGCTTAGAAATATGTCGACATTTTGCGAATATATATTTTCCAAAGATGGAAAGCGATTAAATACTTATTCGTTCAGGAACCGGTTAAGAACAGTGTGTAAGAAAACTGGCTGTATTCAAAAATCACCGCATAAAATACGGAAAACATATTGCACAATATTACTCGATCACAGCATAGATAATCAGATGGTCACATCACAGATGGGCCACACAAATATTTTGTGTTCCGAGAACTATTACCACAGAGACCGAAAGGACCTCAAGAAAAAGCAGAAAATCATGGACAGCATAGATGAGTTTATGGTAGTATCAAATTAACTTTGGTTATTTCGGCAGAGGGAACAGCAAGGGAACAAAAAGGAACACCTTAAAAATGTTAGAAATGTTGATTTTATGGGAAATATAGCAGTTTTAAAATACGTTCGATTCCCGTACTGGCTGCTAACGAAAACCTTGTAAAATCAAGGTTTTTTGTGCTTTTTAGGGATATGTAAAATAGCCGAGGGAACAGGCTAGGGAACAGAACAAATATTCGAATTAAAACCATAGGAGGAAAGCTTGTATGTGAGACACAGGCAAAACCATCGTAGACGGCAGAAATGCGGTCTTTTTTTGTTGTCAAAATTATGTTAATATGGTTGTATGGAGGTGATGTTGTGTACATACCGCATATGATGTAATGAAAGAATACCTGATAACCGGTGCAGAGTTGGATGGCCCGTACCAGATACCAGTTATTCCACCGATGCAGCTGGCACCAAAGAAAAGTATAGATTTTGTTTCTTCAAAATCCAGATCATTAAAAGGGCACAAGGACTTGACCGTAAATTTCTATATTGACGACAAGAGTTTCTTACAGGTATGGAATCATCCGGACCAGTACGTTGAACATCTCAAATGTTTCCATTCGGTTTGCAGTCCGGATTTCACAATTGCTTCCGGGATGCCAAGTGCGTTGAACATCTACAACCTGTACAGAAACCATGCTTTAGGCTATTATTGGGCGGTTATGGGCGTTAAAATCATCCCATCCGTAAATATTATCAGTCCAAAGGAAATGCCATGGATATTTGATGGAACACCACGCAGAAGCACTGTATCATGTTGCACCAATGGCAGAGTGCGGTCAAAGTCTGCCAGAACGGAGTTTTGCGAGAACTTCAAGGAAATGCTAGACGCAATAGAGCCAACAAAGGTTGTGATCGTAGGCATCGTGCCGGATGAGCTTAATGTGGATGTGCCAATTATAAACCTCAATTCACGGAGTCAGAACATGAAGGAGATGTTCAGAAAGGAGTAGGCATGGGAACCATCAGCAGGGAATCAGCGAAGCGCAGGAACAAGGAAACGAGCCGGCAGAAAAGGCGTATGAGTAAGATTTCTGATATTACAAGAAGAAAGAATACCACTGAAAAAGATGAATTGAACGTGATGAGATAAAAATTTACATCGCGCCGAGGTACGTTATAGAGAATTATATACAGAATGCACAAAATAAAAAAGTCGCAGGTCTGAATTAGTTTCAGATTTCTGCGATTTTTTTCCGGGATTTTCCAGTTCCGGCGTATCTGCAATTGATACAGGAGTTGCCCGGTAATACCAATTTTAAACATTTGTTATAATTTGATATAATCATATTAATTAACTTTCGCTAAGTTTCGCTAACTTTCTTAACTTCCCAAATCATTCCGATTTTATCAAGCATCTCTACCCGTTCCGGTGTGATCTGGGCATATGAGTTGCCCTTTCTGGCGCTGCGCTGTGAGCGTATCCATTGCCCAAGTTTGTACCCATCCGGGCAGACGTAAAAGCAGGGCACAAGTAAATCCCCGTTAAGGTTGTAGAACTCTTGAGCGTGTTTGTACCCGGTGCACCATTTTTGTGCTTGTGTCGCTAACGCCCCTGATCGGATTTCTTTCGCTTTTTCTGTGTAGTTTCCTGTGCATCCCGTAAAACTATCGCGAGCGCTTAATGCGTCTTCTAAGGCAGAATAAGAGCCAAGATAATATTTTACGCCATTGCGATATACATTAACCTCCCAGCGCCCGAAGCTGTTAAGATGCAAGTATTTGTATTTTACAGTGTCTTTTGCATAAGTGTTTTTGGAATTTACTTTCGCGTAAGACATCCGCAGCCGTTCCTTTTTGCATTCCGGACCGCACACAAGCCGCCCGTTATGGCTCTCGAACTCTTTCCCGCAAACAACACAGTGTTTTATGTTACCATCTGCCATCTGCACGCCTGGGCGCAGCTTTGCGAAGAACTCCGGGAACGTGCCGTTATTCTTTGCAATTTCCGCATCTTTCCGGACCTGTGCAGCGTCTTCCACGCTTTCGAAAATCCCAAGTGTATAATTCTTGCTATTATAATTTATTTGCGTAATCCATTTACCAGTGTTTTTATATGGATACACGTATTTTATTTTGCTCATGCGTTCTCCTCTTTATAGCCCCGCATAACTCCGCGCAGTCTGGAAACATAAAGACCCGACCGGGCGAAGCGTCTGCGCAACTATACAAAATAATAATAACCCCGTTGCGTTCTGCCGTCAATCCCTGTTATCAATTTGTATTTGACGTTTTAAGGTGCTTTTATATGGCTGTGATAAAATATACCAGAATCACGATAAAAGCCGCTAAAACGTCGAACAGAAGCTAATACAGCTATATATAATTGTCAATGTGCATCAAACCAGGACGCAAGCCCCGGTGAAGTCCCGCACAGGTCACGAACCACCGCCGCCCGGAGCGGATGCAGGACACCAGAAAAAGAACAGCGTTTTACTGCTCTAAATAATTTATATTCGTGATTTGCGGTAATTCGTACCATATCAGCGGGACAGCACCGGAAGAAACAGCTTCAAATACTTGTCTGGCTTCCTTTTCTGCAATTTCTTTTATTCTGTTTATTTCAGAAAAATCACCGCTATAAAAAGCGGTGATAGCTTGTTTTTGCGTGGCTTTTCTGATTGTGATCATCTTTTTATTCCTCCTCAAAAATCAAAATCAATGTTGTTAAATGATGACCGTTTGACCATTCAGCTTGCAAATGATCAAAAAGTACTTCAGCGGTAAATTTATCGTTGCCAAGACACTTAAAAAACCATTTCTGATCACTTTTTACTTCGTATACATTCCACATATATTTCTCTTCTTCCCTTTACCCATGGGAGCCGGGTTATAAAAGGCGTTGCCGGGAATCGAACCCGGCAGGAACCGTTACGCCTAAATTATAAGACTGTTGCTTTTATAGTCTTTAAATCTTCTGAAAAACTCATATTTTCTAACCACCGCCCGGACGGTAATTTTGTATCATATGCCCAGTGATAACAGCTGACATCGTTAAAAAATACCACCGGCGAAAAGAATGCTATAAAATCCCGATCAGCTTCAGAAGGCGTAGATTTTGCATCTATAACCCAGTTCAGCCCGGTGCAGGTTTCTTTACTTGTAATAACAGTATAATTTTTCATGTTTTAATCCTCCTGATTTTATTTTAAAAGGCCGCCGGGGAAATGCTCCCCGGTACGTTTGCCAGCCTGGTTATGATTCTATTGTTCGGCCGTGGCCGTCCATGAAGACCTCGCCGGCAGGCCACTGACAAAGCTTCACGCGACCTTCTTTAACAACGCGTTCGTTATCGCGTCCGGCGTGCTGGATTGCCTTGTATGAGATTGTTTTAGCGGTTTTATTTACGATTTCAAACACCAAACCGCTTTCATGGTATCTTTTTCCGATTTCAAATTTTTTCATATCCTTTTACCTCTTTTCTTATTTTTTTGAAATCCGGCGGTTGCGTTGAGGTTACGGCTTGACCGCCGCCGAAGAGATCAATCTAAATAATTAACTTTAGATATACTGTATTCTGCTTTTAGTTTCTCAAAAGCGCGTTCTGTGACAATATAATAATTTATACTGTTTTCCGTTTTATCAAGGCGAATCCCGCGCCCTTTTAAATTCAATTCAGTTGTTAAAAACCAGTGATCACCGTAATAGCTCAGACTTGCGTCAATCTGACATTCTGGCTTTTCTTGCCCCATTTCCGGCGTGTACATATACAACCCGGGAGCGGCAACCGGGGCGGCTGTCTGGCTCTCTAATGTCTTTAATTTTTGACGCCCGATTCTACGAAGTGTCAGCAGTTCGGACTGTGTTATTTTGTTTTGCCTTGCTAATTCTTCAGCAGTTCCAAGGTAAAACTCTGTGGTTTTTACAGTTCCAGAAACCTCGAAGAACTGTTTTAAGTTTATGAATCCGGTTGACTCCTGAACCGGGAAAGGAATTATTTTACACATTGATTTTTCTCCTTTTCTGTGATATTCTGTTTTTGCTGATATTTTAATGATTTACAATTTATACTGTGGGGGAATCTGGGCTTTTCGTCCGGATTCTTTTTTATGCCGCCATTTTGTACAGAATCAGAAACTTTAATTCTTCATACTGCCGGGAGTTAATCCCGGCGAAGTCGTTCCCAATCAGGTCCAGGAGCTTCGCCAATTTTCTTTTTGTGTGGGCCTTTTCAATCTGCCCCAGATAGATGTTATATCTCATTTTTTTATTTCCTCCAGTCTAATAACAAGCCCTAACTCGTTATTCTTTTTTTGATCTTGTAATATAGAAATCAATCACTCGATCATCAAAATATTTTTTGCAGGTCTGAAGCATTTTCCCACTCATTTCCCATTCTACAAGCTCGCTTTTTCTGCCTTTCTGGATTTCGAAGAAATCACAGTGCATTGTGTTGAATAAGTCTAAAAATTTAATCATGTTTTTTCTCCGTTCTCCCGGCTCTGTGTCCGGGTTGTTTGTTCTCTGTTGATGGTTATATAATACTATATCTAAGGCACAAAATCAATATACAGAATAACTAAATCTAAGGCACAAAATATACAGGTAAATTGTGCATATTGTTTCATTCTGGAAACCCAGAAAGTGTTATAAAATGCTATATATAAGGAAGAAAAAAATATCATTTGACTTCTAAGGCACAAAATGATATACTCATTACAACAATAAGGAGGTAAAAACAGCATGGCAGAGAAAACAAAGACACCGGAAGCACAGAAAAGAGCGGTATATAAATATGATGATAAATTTGAACGCGTAAATTGTCGCTTTAAGATCGGTACAAAAGAAGCGATAATGAAAGCAGGATACAAGAGCATAAACGACTTTATAAAATTGGCAGTTGCCGAGAAGTTGGAAAGAGAAGAAAAAATTTTGCGATAAGGCACAAAAATGCTTGACATCTAAGGCACAAAATGCTAGAATAAAGACAGTTAAAGAAAGCGCATCAAATAGCCGGTCGGGCTGGGGCGGTCGCCCTGGTAACTTGGAAACCTTGGATTTGGAAATTTGGAGGAAAAAATGAAAATCAAAATCTATTGCAATTACGGCGTGTTAGCCGCAGAGAAAAGAAACGTATACACATATGGAAACCCTGATTCGACAGCTACTTGCTGTGATGAAATCACAGTGGAAACCCCGGAAGGTTGGGAACCATATGAGAACTACATGGGCGAGTTGATGGTGACAGCTCCATGGGGGACGAATTACACCATTAACGAGGTACTGGAAGGAAATGAAAAGCCGTGTTTTTCGGCTTATGACGGAAATAGAAAACTGCATAGAACTTTTCTGAAAACGGTAGAAGATTAAGGAGGAAATCAGCATGAAATTAAATACATTATCCTACGTCCTCGGAACAGAGGACACAATTGAAACTGGTAAAGAATATTTCTTCGGTCAGCTCTGGGACGGAAACGGAGATGGGGAAGAACTGTTGGAGTCTGGAGCAATCGCCGTATATCAGGATGGCGAGGAATACATCGTTGACTTCGAGATTCTGGAATCTGCGGAGGATATTTTACAGACTCGGGTTAAAGTTACTGGGATTGACTAGGAGTCAGAACAATGAAATATATCATCATGGATTACAGACGGTGATTGTTTCACCGATGAATTTGAGGATAAGGCGGAAGCCCTCCGGGAAGCAGAGGGACAATGGAACCAATTAACCAGATATGACCAGAAACACAGAACAGCATTTTACGTTCTGGAGAGCGTCAACCCAGACGAAGGCGCGCCTGATCATTACGATGGGGACATTGTAAAGCGTTTGAAATAAAACGGAGGTAAGAAAATGATTAAGAGAGTAAAACTTGAAACCATTTACAAAATGGCTAAAGAAGATAATGAGGAAATAAAAGATCGTAAACTTTTCCCGGACGGATGGGATAAAATAGTCTATGACTATTATAATAAACTGTCAAAAGATTCATACGATGTTGAAATGTTCATGGGATTTCTGAGCGGTGAAGATTCACCGTTAGAAATGGCGTACGCATACAGGAGAAACATGTATATCATGTTGTACACAATGAATGCAACAGATACGTTGGCATTTGTGGACAGCGAATATGATATATTCTACATCGTATCAAAAGACGGCGACGATTATAACAGTTGGGAGTGGTGTTTCACAAACAATATTGACCCGATCAAATACAGGGGTGACGACGGAGACGAACCGGTCCCGGAATGGCTCATAAAAAAATACGAAGAACAGATAAGAGAGGAAAAGAGAAATGAAGAAAACAATTGATTTATTAAATGCAGTTGTAGCAATGGGATTCGACAGAGAGCAGGCGCTTACAGACATCGACGCAAGCCTCGACGCAGAGCTTGAAGAGAGACATCCGCTGAGAGATGAAGAAATACCGGACGAACTTTATAACGACATCATTTTCGGGTTTCGGTCAGAAAAGGAAATGAACGCATGAAAGCAGTAATGATACAAGGGCATATGGACACCGTCCGGTTTTCAATTCCGGGATGGAATGGCAAGCGGGGCGAAACATACCCGCTTCCGCCTTTTTCTACAGTTGCTGGGATGGTTCATCACATGTGCCAGTGGGATAGCTGGCATGACATGAAGATATCTGTATCCGGCAATGGAGTCATGAACAAACCGGAAATTTGCATGAGGTGGCGTGGCGGAACAGTCGCAGGATCAGAAACAGAAGAATTTAAACAACGCTTTCCAGTCAGGGTAAAATCCGGGGATTCGTTTGTAGGCTGGGTTAATACACCAATCTATGAAAATATGGTGTCTGATCTGGACCTGAGATTGCATGTTATACCGGAAAATCAGAAAGAAGTTGATGTGATCTGTAGAAAGATTTTGAACCCGCGGACATTCCCGAGCCTGGGACGACATGAGGACTTGATAAGAATTGACGGAGTGCAGGTTGTTGATGTTTTGCCAGCGCAGGAAATGACACTTGACATGTGCACTTATGCACCGACTACGGCAGAAACACCCGGAACTGTTTACACAGTTCACAAAAATTATACAATCAGCAATGGAAAGCGAAGATTTAATGATATTCGAGTGAAATATTTAGATAGAGGAACGAAAGTAATTACAGATTGTGATAATTTAAACAATCCTTGTTTTTTCATCTGATCTATAGTATTATTTAGACAATAATTACTGAGGTAATTGAATGTAAATTTGAAATAGTACTGAATAAGTGCAAACTTTAATAGTTCCATAGTGGAAAGACGCAAAAGCCCCTGAGAGATAATCCCGGGGGCTTTTGCTGTCTTATTCTGGCGGCGTAATGAGTGAGGGGGAACAACCCCGCCGCCGAAGTTGTTAAAATACATTTAGCACAAAACCGTCGAAGTTGTCAAGCAAAATTTTTTTATTTTAAGGCTTGATTTTTAAAACTGATGTGGATAAAATAAAATCAACGACAGGTGACGGAACTCAGGAGGGGAGCTAAAGCCAGAACGCTAAAAGAATAAGAATCTAACAGCCAGATCACGCCGGATAAGGTACCGGAAGGTCTGGCTTTTTGTGTTTAATAACCGGAAAATGACAGTATTACAATGTGTATAAATATATAATAACTGTCTATATAATCCCCTCCAAGATTCTAGAGACCTAGAGTTTATTAATATATATATGCTATACAGTACCGTATAGATATATAGAGTTAATAAGAGTAAAATAAAATTAAATAGACTGTTGACAAGTAATATAAAAGTATGATAAAACAGAATTAACAACTGAATAAGCCGAAAGGCAACAATGATAATTAAGACTATTAGACGACTAAAAACCGTAGCAGACGGAAAGAAGAAAGGGATTTAGAAAGGTCCCGGATTGTATCTGCGAACGTGTTTTTGTCGTCTTTTTTTATTTCAATTTTTGGAGGTGATACAGTGAAAAAGAGTAATACAACAGTAACAGAACAGGGAATAGAAGTATATGAGAATGATATATACAGGCTTGTGGATGAATATATAAACACTGTGTTACAAGTAACTCCAGAAGAATTTGATACACAGAAAGAATATAAAGCTGTTGTTGCTGATAGCTTTGTAGACATGATCTTTTATATACATGATAGGATACCTAAGCCAAGTAATGATGATATAGAGTTGCTAGATAATATATTTAATATATTTGTTAGGGTATGCAGTAAGTACAACGTATTACCAACGTTGGAGGTATTTAGTTTTTTAGTTGGTATTAACCGTTCAACGTTTAGCGATTGGATGCGCGGAGACTATAGAGCAAGCTCATCGCATGGCACCACGGTCAAAAAATGGTTCGACATCTGCAAGAATTGCACAGTAAACAGACTAAACAATCAGCCCGGTACAAACGCCAACTTGATATTCATTGCAAAAGCAGCTTATGGAATGGCAGAGACAGCACCAGTGCAGACGACACAGCAAGACGGCATACCACACCAGACAGCACAGCAGATCGCGGACAAACACAGGGCAGCGCTGGAGCTTCCAGAGATGGAAAAGCCGGAGTTGTAACAGATCAGAGACCTGAAGAAGTACGCAGAGGGCGGACAAAAGAGCATGGAAACAGCTTAAATAGTGTAAATTGTATAACATATACAATATAAAAGAACTGTATTTGTTTAATATGTACACCAATCTATAAAGAAAACTGAAGTTTGTCGTATAGATACATATGTTCAGGATAAATAACCGCTCTCACACATTCCCTTGACCACTGCCGCAGGCCATTAAAGGTCAGCGTTAAACCAGGGAAGCGGGAACCCATGGGGCGGCGGGCTTCCCTGGTAGCGTCCGGCATGGATACCGGGAGGGGGTCTATATAAGTCCCAACGCACGCCGAGTGAGTACTCCGAGTTCCCGAAAAATTAAAAAAGCCTCCTCTAACAGCAAGGCTTAAAAATTCCGAAAAAACAAAAAAAAAGAGTTCACCATGGCAGGGATAGTGATTGCAACATGAAAGCCATAAGCCTTAATGGTTTCTCTGCCATAAACAACAAGGCGATATCAGAAAGGCAGGTATAAATATGAAAATAGGATATGCAAAAGAGTCAGGCATTTGGTTTCCATTGTCTGCAAAGAAAAAGATACTTTTGAATGAAGAAATTGACACATTTACTTTTGACTCAATAGATGAAAATAATAGTTTTGAACATCTTTGCGAAAACATGAGAAATGGTGATTCGTTGATTATTTGCGGAGTTGATGATATTGGAAATACCAAGGATGAAATCGAAGAAACATGGAGACGACTCCGTGATTTGAATATTGAAATTTATGTGCTTACAGCTCCGATGTTGTTTCAGAGAGAAAACATGACGTTAGAAGAATCATTTATAAGAGACGTGTCGCTTAGCGTGCTTGCTTCTCAGGTTGAAATTGCTAATCAGAAATTAAAAGCAATAAATGATTTATGATAACCATTTACATTCACAGAAGGGTAGGAACAAGATGGAGAAAATAGTAAACAACGATGGATATCTTCGGTCAGGGCTGATGGATATTGCTAGACAGTTGCTGAATATCTGTAGCGAAACTGGCGTTTCTAATATTCAGATAGCTACATCACCTTGGAAAGAGGGCAAAGGGATTACACTTTTAGCAAAAACTGATGACAAACCAATTCTTTCAGTAAAGATGGACACTGCCTATGAAAAAGAATAACCCTCAGGGTGAATCAATCAGAATCCGGCTCACAGGACAGCTAGAACGAAAACTCATAGCCGAGAAGAACCGAACTGGTAAAAGCGTATCGCAGATCGCCAGAGAAGCGTTGGAACAATATTTCCGAAGAAGATAGGCAAAACGCCGACTCAATTTTTCTCAAAAAAATAAAAAAGAGGTTTTTATATGTCAGAAGAATACAGTGAACGCTTTGATGAACTTCGTAAGAATCGAGTCGAGGTAAGCTATCATAAATACGGTCCTGCCAGGAAGAATTTTAAAACCGGGAACGTGCAGGCACTCCCGTCTATGGAACGGTGTATTGAGAAATATAATTCTACCGGAAACACAGAATATCTCGTGGATGCAGCAAATTACCTCATGTTCGAGTTTATGTACCCGCAGCATCCTAAAGCACACTTCAAAGCCACAGACAGCAAAGATAGCGCCGGGATAGTTGGAATTAGCGTGAAAGAAATGGAGGACTTGAAGAATGAGCGATTTTAGCGTACCAAAAGTAAAAATCATAAATCCAGTAGGCTCAGGCTGGAGGGGAACACAATGTTTTATTAACGGAACAGAAATCAATCGTGTAAGATCAGCAGACTTTCATGTCGCATTTGATGAATTTCCAACATCTGTTTTTGAATTAATGGCTTTGCCGGATATTGAAATGGAATCTGAAGTAAAATTCTCATACACACCGCAGTCCGTAGAGGATGCGGTAAGAATCCTGAGACATGAACTTCTGACACACGGAGAAGTTTACAATGGCTTCAAAGCAAGCCTTAAAACAGCAATTGAGAAGTATTGCACCTGCGGTTTACCATTCGAACCAGAAGAAGAAACTGCCAGTAAGATTCTTGATTTCATGATCGGAGAGGAACAAAGAGAATGATTTTAGCAAAATTCGTAGCAGCCATGCTGGATATCGCGTTTTTTACATTGGTCTTGGCGTTCCTTATATCACAGGACGAAGCCGAAAAGAAAAGCAATCCAATAGCGTCGGCAATATTTATATTAATGGAAATATGTTTTGCAGTTAATGCAGTTGTGATTTTCGGATTATAAGGAGAACCCAATGTGGTTAGCATTCACAATACAAATTCCCCTGTTCACTATACTGATTGAACGGGTGAAAATACAAGAAAAACAGAAACCTGTCGTTCTCAGGTTAGGGAAAGCCTTTGAATCTGACAGGTCGAGGCATCCAGAGTAGCTTAGGTTTGCGTTGGTGAAACTCAATGGAGTATAATTTTCCCACCCATTGCAAAGTAACTGGCGCGGACTTAACGGTACAAATATAGCCATGATGCTTTCTAAAATTTTATAAAATATATCACTCTATCACGAGTCCGGGGCTTTACCCGGACAAACAATGGGCTATTGCCAAGTGGTAAGGCACAGCACTTTGACTGCTGTATTCGCGGGTTCGAATCCCACTAGCCCAGTCGGACTATATTGTTTAGCCATGATATAGTTCCCCTCCGAATTGGTTCCATCTATCCCAACGGGGATAATTAAAGGGGCTTCAAATGCCCCGGATGGACTCTGCTTATGCAGAACAGCATTTAGACCCTTTGTTGCGACTGCGAGGGCAAGAATCGCAACAGCAGAGGAAGTTACTCTTGAACTGCAATAACCCTCTGCTTAGGAAACTTAGTTCAGTTGGCAGAACGGTCGGCTCATAACCGACAAGTCACAGGTTCGATTCCTGCCTTTCCAATTCCATATAGTGGCGGAATATGTAGACGCTATTGTGGTAGTATAGGTTTCAGCCCACAACTTAGGTGACCTTAGCCGGCAGCATGAGAGTAAAAGGGTGAAAATCCCCTCCTATATGGACGTTTGACATTGAGTGATAATGCTCTGATTGAAAAGTGGCGGAACTATTGACGGTGATGAATCCGATATAATAGAAAGGCAGACGCAGAGGATAGTACATCGTAATGGGCGAGTATGTGTCTTTGGACATGGGATGTACATGGAAGTTCGAATCTTCCCTTTTCAATTCCAATGAATTGCAATCATTGGAATATTTTTCTCTTACTTCGTGCGGTTCCAGTGCTTCTCGTTGGGAGATTTATGCCGTTCAAGTCGGCGCACTGGACTTTTTTAAATTGAGGTGTTAATTATGCAAAAAGAAAAGTGTTGTAAAACATGTAAGAAACATGACGATTTTACATGGGTATGTTTCAACGGCGACAGTGAACACTGCGCTGATTTTACGGAACCAGATTGTGTTTGCGAATTTTGGGAGGATGTAGAAAATGAAAATTCATGAAGCAATATGTTTGAGAGATGACTATGGTGGAAAAACAACTCTTGATGACCTTGTAAAACGAATACAGGGAAATAAAATCCATAGATGTCCGAAATGTTATGGAAAAGGAATTGTTATAAAAATGATAAATCGTGCGCAATACTGGGAATGCTGCGACAGGTATGAAGAAACAAAAGTCACTTGTGATTTGTGCAACGGTGAAGGATATACCGAAAAAGAATATAAGCCTAAAATGGTACAGGATGGATGGGAATGCAAATAGCAGGAAAAGAAATTAAAGACGAGTGTTCCAGATGCGGAAATATTCTCGAATGTGAGTTATTCCGTCAGGGACATGGAATAAAACAGGAATGCGAGAATATATCAAAGATGATTGAATCCCAGATGAAGCACAGGGAGGAAAGAGAGAAATGATTAAGATTTTGAAACCTGGTACATTAAAAGAAGCAACTTGTAACAAATGCGGTGCAGTATTGAGCTATGACGAGTCCGAAGATGTGAAAGATGAAAATATAGATATGCCATCTGGATTCGGGTACAAGAGAAAATACATCATTTGCCCGCAGTGTAAGAATAAAATCATTTTAAGTTCGACCAGATAGGGACATATTCGCTTATGAGAATCAATTATTCAGGTACCGATAATGGATTTTTTGATACTGTATATAATCTTGAGGGAGAATGCCATCGAATGAACATCCCGACCAGATTTTATCCAGACAAGCATGTGCTTCTGGCAGGAAACACTGTTTTATTTCATAAAAATCCAGAATGTTCGGATTACATCGGAGATAACTACGAAACAATTTTCACCTTAGTAAGAAAGGATAACGGGAAATGAGTATTAAAACAGCACTTGAATCAGAGGGAGTAGACTTCTCTGAATATATGAATATACCCGAGCCATGGGATGGCTCAGCACAAATTAAAATGGAAAATGGTACAAAGTGGGTGATTTGCCCGTTTTGCGGAAAGAAAGCCTTAAAGATTTTCCCAACCACAAAGATTTATCGGATGCCGTATAAATGTAAGGGTAGCAACTGTAAGAAAGAGTTTATGGTGAATGTATAAGTTTCTGCGGGAATAATAACCAGTCAGAGAGCCAGAAAGGAGTGCCATTATGAGCAACTTGAAGATATTTACAGATAATATCGAACCAGAAGCATTAAATCAGATTTATACATTGATAAAACAGCCTGCATTTTCTGAATGCAAAGTACGAATCATGCCAGATGTTCACGCAGGGGCAGGATGTGTAATTGGTTTTACTGCCGATCTCGGAGATAAAGTAATCCCGAATATTGTTGGCGTAGACATTGGATGTGGAATGCTTACAACACAAATTCCTGCCGATGTGGAGACAATAGATTTAAAAAACCTTGACGAAGTAATAAGAAACAATGTTCCGGCAGGAAGAAATGTACGTGACGAAATCATAAATTTTGAAGAATTAGAAGAACTTCATTGTTTTTCTCGACTCAAAAATATTGAATGGATTCGCAGGAGCCTTGGTACACTTGGGGGCGGAAATCATTTCATTGAAGTTGACACTGATTCAAAAGGGGTAAATTATCTTGTAATTCACACTGGAAGTCGGAATCTCGGGAAACAAGTAGCTGAAATATATCAAAAAATTGCCATAGAAGACATGCAAGGTACAGACAAGCTCGAAACTGAAATACAAAAATTGGTGAAAGAATACAAGCGTTCTGGCAGACGCAAGGAAATCCAACATGGTATTGACGAATTAAAACGAAAATGGAAGCCAGACAAACTGGGTATTCCGAAAGAATTGTGTTACTTGACAGGAGAACACAGAAAACAATATCTGCATGATATGAAAATCTGTCAAGAATTTGCAAGAATAAACAGACGATGTATACAGAGCACTATATTTTACACTATGAATTGGGCGCTCCAAAGAAACACATGGTTTGATACAATTCATAATTATATTGACCACGATACAAACATTGTTCGTAAAGGCGCAATATCAGCTAAATATGGTGAGAAAGTTCTTATTCCAATGAATATGCGAGACGGATGCATTATCGCATTCGGGAAAGGAAACGAGGATTGGAATTATTCAGCACCGCATGGTGCAGGGCGTATTATGAGCCGGTCGAAAGCAAAAGAAAACATCTCGTTAGAAGAATTTAAGGAGTCTATGGATGGAATATATACAACATCCGTTCAGAAATCCACAATTGATGAAAGCCCTATGGCCTACAAACCGCCGCAAGAAATTATTGATAATATCAAAGATACCGTAGAAATAGTTGATATTATCAAACCTATATATAACTTCAAAGCAAGTGAATAACCAGTCAAAGAGCCACATGAGAGCCAGACTAAATCCTAAGAAGAAAGGAGGTCTGGCTCTATTTTTATGCAAAAATTCACAGAAGGCTCGCTTGAATGGTATCGGGCAATCCTAAATCAAATTATCAATGATGATATGACGGTCTATCAAAATCAGAAAGATTGCCTTGATCTGTTGTTAAATATGAATATTGATCTTCCTTTCAAGGATAATCCAGATGCGCAACAGATGGGAATAAAGGTAAGCCAGTACGCACACAATATCGCAGAAAGGCAAGCTGCTATTACTGGAAGTGGAGATTTTGACGATATTTACTGGAAATATTTACTGTTGGAAGCACAGAACTATCAAGTTGACAGTGGATTGCTTTACCTTGAAAAGAACCGAATTCCAAAAGAACGATTTTATGAACCACGAAGAAATGTGTTTTTGCAGCATAATATTATAAGTTCGTTGCAAGACCTGATGGACGATAAACTTGATATATTTGCATTGAGCGTACCTCCTGGCTGTGGCAAATCGACTCTTGAAGATTTCTTTCTTTCACTTGTTGGCGGATGGTTTCCTAATGATTTTAATTTATCATCTGCACATAGTAGTATTTTGACTCGCTCTCTCTATGATGGAGTATTGGAGATTATCAACGACCCTGTTGAATATACATGGCATGGGATTTTTCCAAATGTCGAAATACAGGGAACAAACGCAAAAGAAACAACAGTAAATCTTGAAAGAAACGGACGTTTTAAAACATGGACATTCAGATCAATTGACGGCTCTCTGACTGGTGCTACTCGTTGTAATAGATTTCTTACCGCCGATGACCTTGTGTCTGGTATCGAAGAAGCACTGAACAAGAATCGACTGGACACCTTATGGACAAAAGTAGTAAATGACTTGCGTTCCCGTAGACTTGAAGGGTGCAAAGAGTTTTACATTGCTACCAGATGGTCAGTGCATGACCCTATCGGAAAGCTACAGCAGCTATACGCCGGAAATCCAAGAGCGAGGTTTATAGCAGTACCGGCACTTGACGAGAATGGCAAAAGTAATTTTTTATTCACAGTAAATGGGTTCTCTGAGAAGTATTTCAACGATGCAAAAGAGTCCATGGACGAAATCTCTTATAACTGTCTTTATCAGCAACAACCGGTAGAACGTGAAGGATTATTGCTTCCGCCAGATAAGCTAAAAAGATTTTTCTTTGGCAAAGAAGACGTTCCCGATGGATGCACGGACGAATACACAATTATACCAGACAGAGAAGCAGATGCGATATGGGCAGTATGTGATACAAAAGATAAAGGTACAGATTTTGAATCATTACCTATTGCATATCAATATGGGGATAAATTTTTCGTCCCGGATGTTGTTTTCGATGATACCACAGATTACGACATCCTGGACAGAAAGACTGCTGATATTTTGATAAAACACAATCCGCATAAAATCAGATTCGAGTCAAATAACGTAGGAAATCGTGTTGCGCACAACATTCAAAAGATAATCTCAGGGAAATGCCGAGCGGATATCGAAACAAGACCTACGCAAGCAAATAAAGAGACAAAAATTCTCGTAAACTCTGATTACATATCAAAACATTTTTATTTTTTGCATCCGAGCCAGTATAAACCAAAATCCGACTACGGATTATTTATGGCGAATGTAACCACATACACTACAAGGGCAAAAGTGGCTCATGATGATGGACCTGACAGCTTGGCGATGTTAGCTGAGTTCGTACAAAATCCTTTAGGTGGAAAAGCAACAGCCATTCATAACCCATTTTGGGGAAGGAGATAGAATGAGACGATTAACAGAAACAAAAAAATATTTAAGCCAAGTATATGCTTTGAATTGCAGAATTGAAAATAAAAAATCTGAGCGTGACCAGTTAAGAGAACTTGCTACCTCTGTATCTTCTTTTACAAATACGGAAAGAGTTCAAACTTCTAGTAACCAGGACAAAATGGGCGATACAGTGGCAAAAATCGTAGATTTGGAAACTGAAATTACGGCTACAATCGTAGAATACCTCAGTAAAAAAGAAGAGGTTATAAAGACAATTGAGAGTGTCGAGAACATAAATATGTATAATCTTCTCTACAAACGGTATGTAGAGGGGAAACCTCTGACATCTATCGCTGAAGAAATGGGATTTTCCGAAGATTATGTAAAGCATTTACATGGCGATGCCCTGAATATTGTAAAAAAAATCAAACATTTTGAAAGTTGACACCTGATAGCACTGAATAACACTTTGTTTTATATTATAATATAAACTGTAATTTTTACACAAGCATCGGATTCGTTCCGGTGCTTTTTTCATGCCTAAAGACAGGAGGACAGGCAGTGGGGAGAAACAAAATAAACTTTGTCGACCTATGCCAAGGAGAGTTTGGCAGAAAGATTGCCTATACTGGCGTAGACCAGATTACTCCCCAGAATGTGGCACAGGTTCTTTCTGATACAATTGGAATCCATAACAGGAACAGAACCCTGATGGATTATCTTTACAGATATTACAAAGGCGATCAGCCAATTTTATATCGTGAAAAACTTGTTCGTCCAGAGGTCAACAATAAAGTTGTTGAGAATCATGCCCTTGAAACAGTCAAATTCAAGGCAGGGCAGATATACGGAGAACCTATTCAGTATGTCTGTAAGAAGAAAAAAGCGAGTGAAAAAACAAACGAACAAGTTGATAGGTTCAATGATTATCTGGACGAAGCTAATGCAGACGCCAGAAATATTCAACTTGGGATATACCAGAGTGCAGTAGGAACTGCATATAAAGCAATCCTGAGAGAGGATGAATGGACAAAGGATGGAGACTTACCGCCTTTTAGAATATTTATCCCATCACCGCAGGATGTATATATTGTTTATTCAAGCGTTACTGGCAAACCAGTGCTTTCTGTTCAGATTTTAAAAGATGAGGACAATCAGCAATATTATCAGTGTTATTCTTCCAGACAGTATTTCAAAATACAAAATGGAGCAGTAACAGAATCTGGAATCAATGGTTTCGGCGGCATTCCAATTGTCGAATACCCAAATAATCATGACAGACTTTCTGACATCGAAATTGCGATCACAATGTATGATGCAATCAACAAATATCAATCTGACAGGCTGAATGGTGTTGAGCAGTTCGTGCAAGCCCTGATGAAATTTAAGAACTGTGAGATTGATGAAGCAGAGTTTGTAAAGATGGTTAAACTCGGTGCGGTATCAGTAAAAGATGTTGGAAACGGAACACAATCAGACGTTGACTTAATGACTGCCGAACTAAATCAGTCAGAGAGCCAGGTTGCTAAAGATGATATTTACAACAATATGCTGATTGTTGAAGCGATGCCAAACCGGCAAAGCAATACCGGTGGAGATACAGGCAATGCAGTATATCTAAGAAATGGTTGGGATTTCGCTGAACGCGATGCAAAGCTAGTAGAAGCGTTCACAAAAGAAGCTGAAAAAGCATCTGCCAGAATTATTTTGAATATCATCCGAAAAACTTCAATGGATGTAAATATTTCGACCAGAGATTTTGATGTAAAAATCACAAGAAACCCGACAGATAACATGCTTGTTAAAGCGCAAGCACTTGATTATCTGTTTAAAAATAAAATTCATCCGCTTATTGCGTTGATTACTTGCGGATTATTTAGTGATCCGCAAAAAGTATACGAAATGAGTTTGCCATATCTTGGAACCATTTACCCGGAATTGGCAGACCCGGACTCAGAACTTCAAAAAGCACAAGAACTATTAGGGAATTTTAATCCAATTTCTCTGAATAAGGATGTGGTCAAAGAATGAGTAAGATAGCTTCTTATGACGAATTAAACGTCAGAGAACTCGGCAACCGCAGGAGCGAACCGTATAAAGAATATTTCAGCAAAATGTCGATATCAGACAAAGAAAAACAAGAAAGGATAGCTTTTTCCGAACAAATGGAAGAAGTTGTCCTTTATATTTTGGCACTGATAGAAACAACCATAGAAAGCGGAGAAACGAAACGAGAATACATCCAAACTCAATTTTATGACAAATATCTGGATGTAATTGCTTCGTATATGCTTATAGATACATATATCAAGCAATATGCCGTTGATATAACAAAGCAAATTATTGATACAACATTCGAAAGACTTTCTTCTGAAGATAAAAACATTACTGATGATTATTACCTGTCAAATGACCGGGCAATGTTTATTTCAGAGTGCGAAGCTAATTCAATACTGAACTACAGACAGTATTCAAAAGCTGTGAAATCAGGAAAGACGAAAAAGAAATGGATTGACGTAGGAGACAAAAGAGAACGAAAGACACACCTCGAGGTCGGAGAAACCACGCTTTCGATTGGTGAGCCGTTCTCGGTTGGAGATAGCTTGCTACAATTTCCCAAAGATACCTCATTAGGAGCTTCGGCAGACGAGATTGTGAATTGCCGGTGCTCAATTCAATACAGTTAATTTGGAGACGAGTAAAATCGTCTCTTTTTTATTAAAAAAATATGCACCCCGATAGCGTAATCATGGGAGACACCTTGAGCTGAGCGAACAGCGTAAAAAAGCGTATTGGTGACAGGAGATTTCAATGACAAGAGAAGATGTTAAAAGGATTTTTCCAGATGCAACCGATGACCAGATTACTTCTTTTCTGAATCAGTCAAATTCTGATGTAGCTAAAGAGAAAGCAAAAGCCCAGAAAGCAAAAGAACAGGCTGATAAAGCAGAAGCACTGGAAAAAGAACTGGAAGAATTAAAAAAACAGAACATGACTGAAGCTGAGAAAGCAGAACTGGAACGTCAGAAAGAAAAAGCTGCAAACGAAAAAAGAATTTCTGACCTTGAATCTGCACTTGCAACTTCCCAGAAAGAAGCTCTGACAGGCAAAATTACTTCTATTTTTGCTAATGCAGGAATGAAAGGAGATGCCTATGCAGGAGCAATCAAAGCGTTTTCCAATATGAACGCAGAGGATGCTCTCAAAGAAGCTCAGACGTTTGTCGATGGAATTTCCGCAGAAAATAAAAACACTCTCGATACTGCAAAAGCCGCATGGGAGAAAGAAGCTCTCGAAAAAACACCGAATCCGGGCGGCGGTAAATCTGGTGGAAAACCAGAAAAGAAGAGTGAAGCATCCGAATACGCCAAAGCGTACTCAGCAAAAATGTGTCCAGAAAATAAACCGGCAGATGATAATGCCCCAGTAAATATTTAAGAAAAGGAGATTTAGATTATGGCTTTTATGAAAACTGAGCAGTACGAATCCACACCTAACATCCTCGAATCCGAGGTAGGACTTGTACTTAAAACATATGCAGCAGAACAGACAAATGCTGAAACCGTTGGAACTAAGAAGATTATCAAGGCAGGTTCTGTATATCCGACAAACGCAACTGGTGCTAAAGGCATTGTATTTGAAGACGTCGATATGACAGACGATACAAAACGACCGATTTCCGTGATTGTTGCAGGACGTGTTCTTGAAAAAAGACTTCCGGTAACAGTAGAAACCACTGCAAAAGCAGAGCTTGAAAAAGCAGGTATCGTTTTTGTGACTACTACAGACCCAGAATTTTAAGGAGGTACAGCAGATGCCATTTAATATTTTAGAATCAATCACACAGGAAGAAAGACTTAACTTTTCTCAGGATTTCAGTGTTAAAAGGCCAGGTATCCTTGACACTATTTTTCCTGATGTTAAAACCCAGTACCTGAAAGCTGAATACTACAGACTTATGGCTGGACAGAGACTGCCGGAGGTAGCATTCGTTCACGCCCTTGATACCGAAGCGGAAATTGGTTCCAGACCGGGATTTGAAAAAGTCCTTACTGAAAAGCTCTTCATCAAGAGAAAAATCAATCAGTCTGAGAGATTACAACAGGCAATCGAAAACGGTGTGCCGGATGACGAGAACTTAAAGAAATTTGTATTTGATGATGCAGCCAACCTGTTTGAAGGTGTTGTTGCTAGAGCAAATGTCATGAAAGGTCAGTTCCTTTCTACTGGCGCAGTAAAAGTCAAAGAGAACAATGTGGATATGAGCATTGATTATGGTGTTCCGTCCGATGCAAAAGTAACAATGACAGACTGGTCTAAACCAGATGCAGATATCATGGGCGATATCCAGAAGATGGTCGCTGTCGCAGAAGACAATGGTTTTGTGGTAAACAAAGCTCTGACATCACTTAAAATGATTAATTACATGAGAAACAACACTGCAATGCAGACCGCAGTTCTGGGAGCAGCAAACAAACGCCTCCTTACTAAGCAGGAACTTGCTAATCTGCTTATGCAGGAATACGGAATCACAATTGATCGTTGCGACGAGAAATTCAGATTCAGAAAAGCAGATGGCTCACTCAAAACAGGAAGATACTTCAAAGAGGATGTATTCACTCTGTATGAAGCAGAGCCGAACGGTTCATTTGGTACTGGACTTTGGGGCGTGACACCAGAGGAACTTGAGTACAGACAGTTCATTCAGGAAGAAAATCGCTCCTTCGTAACACTGTCCATGTGGGCTACACAAGACCCAGTTGCAGTTTGGACTAAAGCGTCAGGCATGTTTGTTCCGGTAGCGGCAAAAGCTAATGGTGGTATCGTAATCGGTACCAAAGCGGGGAAATAAACGGGCATAGTCTCGACAAGAACAGCCAGTCACAATCTGTAGCAAGTGTTAATGATGCTTCAAAACACAAGTATACAGAAAGCGAGTTGTCAAGCATGACAGTAGTTCAACTGAAACAGCTCGCAAGTGACAATGGCTATGCCCTGACATCGATAAACAAGGCTGGTATTATCTCAGAAATTTTATCTCAGCAAGGGTAGGTGATCTTAAATGAACGAGCAGCTTGTGAAAGATCTGAAAGAGTATCTATCCGATGATGCGGAAACTGACGGTATGATTTCTTTGTCTGTGAAGCGTGCAATTCGTTCGTTCAAAAAGAAACGCAACTATCCGTCTGGATATACAGATGAAAAAATCAATACCGATATGGAATACTGTTATGATTGCATATTTGATCTGGCTCTCTATTTCCTTGTGAAACAGGGAGCCGAGTTCCAAGAATCGCACTCTGAAAATTCAGTAAGTCGAAACTGGGAATCCGAAACAGAAATATATATCAATCATGGTGTTTTTCCATTTGCAGGAAGTTTAATTTAATAAGATGGTTGGGTCACGTGGCACAGTATTTTTGTCCTCCCGGAGTGCCGCTGGGTTGCTTATATTCAGTAGGGAAAAGCAAATGTTAAGGGAGTGAAGAAAGGAACTGGCGATGGGATGTGAACATGAATGTTTTAATGAACACCGCATAGAAGAATTAGAGAATAGTCTTCGACAGATGCAAGAGAGACAATCCGACCGCCATAAAGAGTTTTATGAGCGTATCGGGGAACTGGAAAGAAAGACAGCATTAAGTGAGAATGACTTGAACCATATCAAGTCAACTGTGGATGAGATGAATAACAATATAAAGACTCTCATGGCAGTCCCGGGAAAGCGTTACGATACAATCATTGTATGTGTTATTACATCTATTGTCAGCGCAGTTATCGGTTTTATGTTAAGCGGTATTCTCCCAGTTTGATTCCACTTGTAAGGGAGGACGGTGGAAATATGAATTATACAGACTTTTCAGAAGATGAAAGAAAATTTTATTTAAAAGAAGCAGGCTTCGATTCCAGAGAAGAAAAACTGTTTCGATTACGGGCCTATGGCGAAAAGACACTATGGGAAGCATCTGAACTTATGGGGTATAGTCCGAGAACCATAGACCGAATTAATAAAAGAATAAAGAAGAAAATTTCTAAAGTTGCCCCGATGTACTGTCGGGGCTTTTCTTTGTATTGTGGCGAAAACGTGGCGAAATAGTGACGTTCAAAAACAGAGTTCCTTCCTATATAATATAATCATAGGAGAAAACACAATGATTATGTTAAGAAACCCTTACGAGGGTATATGGGAAAAGCATCGTTCTATAGATGATATGGATATGATTCTTGAATCCCGGACAGGAGGAACAGATTATGGCAGGTTATCCGTATTATCCACAACAACCAATAATAAACAATCCATACGGACAGATACAGCCGTATCAGGACAGGCTGGCGCAATTGCAGAATAATTACCAACAGGCAATGCCTTATGGTCAAATACAGATGCAACAGTTACAGCCGGTTCCACAATCACCTATGCTTCAAGGACAGATGGTGGATGGGATTGATACTGTAAAGGCTAAAGATGTGGATATGTCCGGCAATCCTGTTTACTATCCAAAAACAGACGGAACTGAAATTTACAGAAAACAGCTTCAATCCGATGGAAGGAGCAGGATTTTTGTTTACCGACTCGTAAATCCAGATGAACAGCAATCTAAGCAAGATGAAAAGCAGATTGACATTGAAGCAATGTTTAATCAACTTCGGAATGATGTTTGTTCGGAGATTTCTGAAATAAAGAGTATGTTTCCGACACAGATGTCGGGGACACCAGAGTCTAAGCAGAATGGAGGTAGGCAGAGATGAATTTCAACCCAAACGCCATGATGAAAAAGCAACTTGAAAGAATGATTTCTCAGAGGTTCGGAAGTGTTGACAACATGATGAACGATATGAGTAAATTTGCAGGAAATAATCCAACATTGAAGAATGCGTTGGATTTATATAAAAAAGGTGACGCAAGTCAACTGCATCAAATTCAACAGAATGTTTTTGAAGAAAAGCATTTATCTCCAGATGGAATTATCCAGAAATTCCTTGGATTATAACACTTCCCCACAATTGGGTGATTAAAAATCGCTACAATTCGGGACGACAGCCGCGGATGTCTCCTATTGTAAATAAAATTTAAGGAGACTAAAAACATGATGAATGGTTCAAATTACAGTCTTAGTGACATTGCTGCCGCTACAGGCTCTAATAGTCGCGCAAATGATATGTGGGGCGGTGATGGCTTTTCACTTATCTGGCTCGTCCTGATCTTCGCAATCTTCGGCTGGGGAGGTTTTGGCGGCTGGGGCGGTGGCTTTGGTGGTAACGGTGGAAACGGTGCGAACGGTGCCGGCTTCCAAGGATGGGCTACCCGTTCAGATATTAATGAGGAATTCGCCCTTAATGATATTCAGAATGGTATCAGAGGTATTCAGCAGGGTATCTGTGACAGCACATATTCTCTTAACAATACCATGCAGAGTGGCTTCAACGGCGTGAACGTTGGAATGCTTCAGGGCTTCAATGGCGTTCAGCAGGCAATCAATGCTGATACTGTAGCCGGTATGCAGAATACCAACGCATTACAGTCTCAGTTAGCAAACTGTTGCTGTGAAACAAGAGAAGCTATACAGGGTATCAACTACAACCTTGCTACCAACACTTGTGCTCTCCAGAACACAATGAACAACAACACCAGAGATCTTCTGGAAAACCAGAACAGCAACACAAGAGCAATCCTTGACTTCCTGACTAACGATAAGATTGCAACATTACAGGCAGAAAATACTGATCTGAAACGTGCTGCATCTCAGGATCGCCAGTCTGCATTGCTTACAACTGCTATGGCTTCACAGACTCAGCAGTTAATCAATGCAATTAATCCGGCAGCCATCCCGGCATACGTTGTTCCTAATCCGAATACCTATTACGGCGGATGCGGATGCAACAGTGGATGCTGCTAAGTAACTCACCCTTAGAGGTTGACTAATTCTAAGAGGTGGGTTACGGCTCACCTCTTATTTTGAGCTTCCTTTCTTTCGATGTATTCATTGATTGCATTGTTTACGATTTTACTGATTGGAATTTCTGTTTTTTGAGAAAAATCTTTAAGTTTTTTGTTTGTGCATAGTTCAAGAGTAGTTGAAAATCGAACTCTATTTTTTAGTTCATTTTTTGACATGTTACACATCCTTTCTGAAATTTAATTAAGTTTAACACAGTTTTTTGTTGTAGTCAAATAGAACATATGTTATAATTTAATTAAACTTAATTAAGGAGATTGACAGCACATGACAAAAATAAATGATTTGACAGGACAAAGATTTGGCAAATTGACGGTCGTTAGAAGATCGAGTAAAAAATCGGCAAATGGCTCTTATTTATGGGAGTGCCATTGCGATTGTGGAAACAATGTAACAAGGACAAGAAGTGCATTGAAAAGTAATGATTATAGCAGCTGTGGAAAGTGCGGAAGAAAAGCTTATGTAGACTTAACAGGGAAAAGGTTTGGTAAGTTATATGTAATTAAACGTGAAGGTTCTACCAACGGAAAGAGAAAAATTCCATTATGGTTATGCCGATGCGATTGTGGGAATACTTGCCTAAGAACAGCAAGTCACTTGAAAGCGAACTATATAAACACATGTGGTTCATGTCCAAACTCAAGGTCGGATTTAGTAGGAAAAAAATACGGAAGATGGACTGTTTTAGAAAAAGTAGAACGCAAAAATAGAAAGCTATCGTATCTTTGTAAATGCGATTGCGGTAAAATTAAAGCAGTAAATGCCGATAGTCTATTAAGCGGACGCTCATTGTCATGTGGTTGTTTGCAAAAAGCTATACTTTCTGAAAGAGAAACCACTCACGGAATGACGCACACAAGGATATACAATATTTATCACAACATGAAGAACAGATGTTATAACCTAAATGATCGTAGGTACAAGGATTACGGTGGTCGTGGAATCAATATATGCCCTGAATGGCTAGGAGAACATGGCTTTGATAATTTCTACAATTGGTCTATAAAGAATGGCTACACCGATAGTTTAACGATTGACCGTATCAATGTAAATGGAAATTACGAACCAAACAATTGCCAGTGGTCAACTAACGCAGAACAAGCAAATAATAAAAGGAACAGCATATATTTCACTTTCTTTGGAATCACAAAAAATCTAAAAGAGTGGTGCGATGTTATAGGAGAAAATTACGGAAAGATGTACGGAAGATATCATAGAGGATATGAAACTTTTAGGGGAAAAGATATTAACAAAATCGAGCAGTACTTAAAGAATGGAGGTAAATAAAATGAGTTGCAAGAATGTATGTTCGCTTTGTTCGAAACTGATTCTGTCAACGTCTGTATCGTTTACTGGTGGGAATCTTGTGGTTACACTTCCGGCAGGCAGTTATTCCAATGGAGAGAAGTATTGCATTGTGGTCGCACAAAGTATACCAGAAGCCACCACAATTACCGCTCCGGTAATGATTCAGATAGGAACAGGAGCAACTTTGTATCCGCTAGAGAATCGTTGCTGCGCACAGGTTACGGCTTGCGGAATAAGAACCAGAACAAAGTACGCAACCAGAGTAGCTACAAGTGCAACTGGCGGAGTATTCAAGATGTTGGGAAATCCAGCTTGTAGTCCGAGTAACAATTTAACAGCAATTAATGGTACAGCCCCAACGACAGACACACCTGTTACACAGGCTGCCAGAAAGGGGGCAATGTAATGCATAAAGTTGCAATGGAAATGGGTAAATGGGCCATGGAGAAAGCTAAAGCACATGGCTTTGATAATCTCAGTGCTCAAGACTGGGACGATTTGAAAGACTGCATGGAAGCTGTAAAGTGTGCGATTTGCGCAGATAAAGATTACAGAATCGTAGAAGCTATGGACGAATGCGAACAGGAAGAGAAATATCTTGGACGTATGGGATATGACAGATATCGTTATGCAAACGGCAGATTTGCCCCAAAGGGCAGAGGAAGCCGCATGGGGTATATGCCATATCTCCATATGCAGGATGACGACTGGGTAAGTGAATATCCGAGCAATCCAGAGTTTGAACGTAATATGTACCGCATGGGCTATCATCCAGACCGTAGTGATATGAGAATGGACGGTATGAACAATAGGCAATCCAGATATGGTGAAACCTACGACAGATACAGCGAGAATCGCAGACATTACCATGATTCCAAAGACGCTGAATCCAAGAGAAAAATGGATGATTCCATGAAAGAGTATACAGAAGATATCATCCGCAATATGAAAGAAATGTGGGATGATGCAGACGCATCAATCAGACAGCAGATGAAAACTGACTTGACACGTTTTATACAGCAGATGAATTGAATATGAAATGAATTTTGCCCTTGTTACAGGAATGTAGCAGGGGCTTTTTAGTTATGGAGGTACATAATATGTCGAGAAAAAAAGCGGAAGTCAAAATTAAAATGATTTGTGAGAAATGCGGAAAACCACAGAAACCAAGTACTGACAAATCAACAACTAATTGGAATGTATATGACTGTCATGAAAAATGTGAATGCGGTGGAAAATTCGTAATGAAATTCGAGGATTGATTATGGAAAATTTGACTGTAAATATTTTAGGAACCGAGTACAAAATATATTTCAGGAATGAAAAAGAAGACGATTTACTTGATGGAAAAGGCAGAGATGGATACACGGATATGTCCGCGCACGAAATTATAGTGTGTAACAAAAAAGATGATTGTGAATTAAGAGATTACGAAAATTGGAAGAAAAACATTCTACGTCATGAAATTGTTCATGCTTTTTTATTTGAAAGTGGACTTGATTCTTCGTCTGCCAATTTTTATGGAGCATGGGCTACGAACGAAGAAATGGTTGATTGGTTTGCAATTCAATCTCCAAAGATTTTTAAAGTATTCCAAGAACTTGATTTAATTTGAAAAGGATGGTGATAAACCATGCTAAGACAATTTTATATGAACGGAGACCTATGGAGAGTGCAGTTTGTATCTCCGCACGACAGCGTGTTAATTGATCGTACAGGCAATAGAACGCTTGGAGTATCGGATTATTCCACCCGTATTATTTCAATCGCAAATAACCTTCACGGAGAGCTTCTGAACCGTGTATTTATTCATGAGCTAGGGCATTGCGTGATGTTCAGCTATGGCCTATTACCAGAACTTCATCGTATGGTCAAAAAACGATACTGGGTAGATGCAGAGGAATTTGTATGCAATATTCTGGCAGACTATGGACAGTTTGTTATTGGCACGGCCAGAGATATCTTAGGAAACCAATTCACATATGTAGCTCCTATTGGGGCAGAAAGGATGATTGCATAGATGGCAAAAGCAGAAAACACAATTATTTTTGATGGCATTCAGTACAATCCCGGTGATGAATTGCCGGATTTAGGCAGTTGGGTATGTACAGATGCAAGAGGTATGGTTCGTGATTACGAAGGGCTTTCAAAAGATGTATCAAAGCTTCCGCATTATGTACAGAGTGGTTCTTCGGCGTTGTGCCTTGATACTTCTGAATTATACGAATATCACAAACCTACCGATACATGGTATAAACTGTAAAGGAGAAACACATGGCATTAACAGCAAAGAAAGTATATGCAATATTAAAACGCCAGATTTCCGATATGGAAGCAAAATTAAATAGCCCTGTAAGATACAGAGGTACAGTTGCGACTGCTGATTTGCTTCCATTAAATCCAGATATCGGAGATATGTACAATATCGAGTCTAAATCTGTCTATGGCGAAGCAGGAATGAATGTCGCATGGACAGGAGAAATATGGGACACTCTTGGACCGGCTATTGATATGGCACCATACTTGAGAGAGGATTCCGAGATCATAACATCCTTGAAAACCAAAACGGAAAATCTGGAATCTGCGAATTACACCGACAGAGGCACCTTAGCTGATACTGACGCATTTCTGATCAATGACGGTACGGGAATGAAAAAGAGTGTGCTGAGCAAGCTGTCAGACTTTGTCCTTAATAAAATCGCCGATAAAGTGTTTGCAAAGCTTCAAACGAACGACAAAACAATTCTGGGAGCGATTAATGAATTAAATAGTAAGGTCTTCATTAAAACTCAAAATCTTTCAACGTTTTCTATAAATATTAAGCTTAATAAGAACATCTATACATCGTTTATCATGTACGGAGCAACTTCACAAAAAAATGGATTTATGTACATTGTCTTTATTGATGTTGCATCGGCAAAACGGGCAGTAAATTTTATTAAAATTGCAGACTTTTTGGCAGGCAGGACTTTTTCGGGTACATACAGTGATGACACATCTACATTGACGATAAACGCCAGCGATACCATATGGGGAGGCATTAAGTTGCTGATGTTTAAAGAGGAAAATTATTAAGTTGTTTCAATCGTAAATGGTTCGTAAGAATTCCCATTTAATTCATTAAGAACCTTGAAAATTCCATAAAAAAATATACCAAATGGATGTGCTAAGTGTTATAATATGAGTAACATTATAACGTAAAAAGGAAGCCGGGGTATCCGACCAAAGACAACTCCCGACTTCCAAAAAGCACCACAAAGGGTACGGTATTATTATAACACAGTACCTTCCCTTTGTGTACCCGAAAGGAAGGTATTTTTTTATGGAAAATTTCGCGAATGAATTTATGACCAAGCTGGATGGGAAATTGACTCCGGAGCAGATGAAGACAGTCCTGGCAGAGCTGGAGATGTTTTCGGCGAATTATGATATCGAAAAGAAAAAGACAGAGGTTATTCCATATGACGACTGTATACCAGACTGTTATAAGACGTATTTGGTATCGAAAAAGATAGAAGGAATGTCAAAACAGTCACTGATAACATATAAGTGTAACCTTGATGACTTCTTCAGATCAGTGAATAAGCCGTTATCCCAGATAACTACGAATGACATACGTATATATCTGTACGGATTGACGGAAAGAGGGAATACAAACCGCACAATCGATGGAAAAAGACTTATCATACACACTTTTATGGACTGGTGTGTAAAGGAAGAATACTTGACAAAGAATCCATGCAGCAGAATAAGCCCGATTAAATTTGAAGTAAAACCGAGAGAACCTTTAGACGACATTGAACTTGAATTAGTAAGGGATGCTTGCCAAGACTATCGCGAACGCGCAATCATAGAACTGTTTTACAGTACTGGATGTCGTGTGTCGGAGATGGTGGTTCTGAAGAAGTCAGATATTGACTTTCAGACTAAAGAAGTACATTTATTTGGAAAAGGAAGTAAGCATCGTATATCTTATATTAATGCCAGGGCAGAAGTAGCATTGAAAAAGTACTGGTTCACGCGAGACGATTGTTGCGACAGTGCAATTGCAACTATTCGCAGACCTTATCGAGGAGTTACCAAGACACAATTGGAACAGATAGTAAGAAAAATCGGGGAAAGATCAGAGATTGGAAGAAACTTATACCCGCACCTTATTCGCCACACAACTGCCAGTGCTGCGCTTGAAAGAGGCATGAATGTTACGGACCTGCAGAAGATGCTGGGACATGAGAAACTTGATACAACTATGATTTATGCAAAGGTTAATCAAGAGTCGGTCAGATACAATCACCACAAATACGTCATTTAAGGAGAACTATATGAGAGGATTAAAACGGCAAAAGCAAACAATATACTGGTCTAGGGTGACAGAAGAACTTGACGGAATAGACACAATCAAGAAATATCAGAATCCAGAACTGCATTGTCTATCCGTGTCTGCGACCGCCGGAACGCCGGAAGAATTATCTGCCGGGTACGTCCCTGATTACGATAGGTACATCACGAATTTTGACCGTAGCTTTAAACCGCAGATTGCAGATGTGTTCTGGATAGACTGCAAGCCGGAACTGACCGAAGCAGGCGAACTTGTTTTAGGTGAAGACGGAGAACCTACAGTCCCGCCAGACTACCGTCTAAAAAAGATTCTTGATACCCAGAAAGGGAATGTGGCACGATATGGCATCAAGTATATAGGAGATGGTTCAGATGGCGAATAAGACTATCAAAATGGAATTGTCGCATAAATCTATACAAGACACGATAAAACAGCTCAGAGCGTATCAGAAGTCACTTGTAAGTAAGAATGAAATATTCATCAAAAGGCTTTCTGAAATCGGTCTGAATGTTATTCAAACTACAATGGAATCAATACCAGAAGAAGAAAAGGGAAATTATTATACCGAAATCGTAAATAATATCAAAGGTGAAATAACCGGTGTAACAGTAAGGCTGTCTGGTACAGATGTGCTTTTTGTAGAATTTTCAGCAGGGATTTCATACGGCACTGACAGCTATCCACTTCCATCCGGGGATGAGTACGGAATGGGTACTTACCCCGGAAAAGGCAATTGGGACAATCCTAACGGTTGGTGGTATAAGGACGAAAGCGGAAAATTACATCACTCTTTTGGAAATAGGGCTTATATGCCGATGTACCATGCGGAAGAAGCTATTATCATTTCCGTACGAGAAATTGCCAAAGAGGTTTTCGGTTAATCCTTTATCCATTCTATATGGTATCCAACAATATTCAAAATTTCTTCTACTTCAGAATATGAAAAGGTTTCCTTTCTGAAACGATTGCTAAAATTTTGAAATGTAAAATTTGTTCCATGCCTACGATTTATTTCGCTATTTACCTGACTCATAGTAAATCCTTGTGAAATAATTATTGCTTTTAATTTGGATTTTAGTTCCATAAAACGCTCCTATCATCTATTTGTTAAATTATAACATTATAAATGTAAATTGTAAATTTTAATATTCTTGAAAAATAAATTATATAGTTTATAATTAAATTAAATAATTTATATAGGAGATGATTATATGCCAAAGCTTGCGCCTGACCTTGCTGGAAAGAAATTCGGAAAATTAACCGCTGTTTATAGAATCAAATCAGAAGGAACTATAGGTAGTGGGAAACCTGCTCTGTGGATGTGTAAATGTGATTGCGGAAATACCAAAATCATGAGTTCTACAAGGCTTATACATGGAAAGACTGATAATTGCGGATGCATGGATTCTAAATGTAGAAACAAAAAAGGTCAATTTGTAAAAGGTGAAAATGTAAAAGATATTTCCGGCGAGAAATTCGGGAAGTTAACAGTATTGAAATTAGATAAAATTGTTAACAGGAAATCTTATTGGATTGTAAGGTGTGAATGCGGAACAATAAAATCAGTAAGAAGTGATACCCTTAAAGTCATTACTTCTTGCGGATGTAATAAGAAAAAACAAGACATTATTAATTTAGGCATAACAAATCACCACGAATTGACTCATCACCCTGTTTACAGTATATGGAATGCAATGATTAATAGATGTGGTAATCCACATAACAAACATTACAACAACTATGGTGGGCGGGGTATTAAGGTCTGCGAAGAATGGAAAGATATTCGGATTTTTTCAAAATGGGCTGATGAAACAGGTTTTGAACCAAATAAGAATCTCTCTATTGAAAGAAAAGACGTGAATGGCGATTATTGCCCTGAAAATTGTTGCTGGATTGACAGAAAGTTCCAAACGCGCAATAGGAGAAATACTGTTATGCTTAAAATAGATGGCGTTAATAAGCCACTTTCAGAATGGTGCGAAATATACAATGTACCATATGAAAAAGTTATCGGAAGATATTACAGAGGAATACAGGCAGCAGATGATCTATTTTATAAAGGCAATTTGCAGATGAGAGATTTAGGAAGAGAGTAGGCACCGAAGCCACCATGCCGGTATATAAAGCAAGTGTAAAAATCATGCAGAGCATCAGAAAAATTGCAAAAGAAGTGTTTTCATCGTAATTCAACACCTGATAGCACTGAATAGCACCTTGATATTTGATATACTATAACATATAAAAGCATCTACCGGAGTGGTGGGTGCTTTTTTCATGCAAAAAACATAGAAAAGGAGAATGTAAGCATGTTAGTAGAAACAATGATTATCAAAAAAGTAGAAACGAGCATTGTCACAAGCCTAGATGTCGCAGAAACTTTTGAAAAAGAACATAAAAGAGTATTGCAGGACATTAGAAATTTAGGATGCAGTGAAGAATTCGGACAGCACAATTTCGTGCTTTCCTCATACACAAGCATCCAGAATAAAAAACAACCTATGTACTGCATGACGAGAGATGGATTTACGCTTCTTGTTATGGGATACACTGGCGAAAAAGCCATGAAGTTCAAAGAAGGATACATTCGCCAATTCAATGCAATGGAAAAAGTTCTTCTGGGAAAAATCAGAGAACGAGACAAAGGCATTGCAGTAAGACAGGCATTGACCAATGCGCTTAAAGAATCACAAGAAAATGAGAGAATGCATGGTCATGCATATTCGACATATACAGATATGGTATATCGCACATTGTTTGGTAAAACTGCAAAACAGCTTAGAGAAGAAAAAGGAATTTCTACTAAAGACAATCTAAGAGATTTTCTCACCGAAGAAGAACTGAAAGCAGTTCAGTCAAAAGAAATGCTTGTCAGCGGATTGGTTGATTGTGGATGGGGATATTCTCAAATAAGAGATTTCCTTAAAGGCCAGTCTCAAAATATGTTAGAACAGGCAGGGTGATATAAAATGCCAGACACGATTAACAACCCAGTATCAGAAGTATTTTCTAGGTGGAGTAAAGATATTCAACCAACAGTCGGCAAAGGCAATTTTTCCATGGAAAAAAGCCAGACAATAGCATCTGGCAAAACGAAATACGCCAGATTATTCATGATGGGAAATCCCACACAGTCAACAAGCCTTGAAGGTCACGAATGCGCAACAATTCTTTCATTTCAAGTGGAAAGTTACGCATCTGGAACAAAGGCTTTATCGACTGCATATGAAATCGACAGTAAGAGTCATCAAGCCATGATTTCAATGGGTTTTCGCCGGACATACGGACCAGAAGAAGTTGCGAACTCTGAAAAGAGTTTTAAACGAATCATAAGCCGGTACAGCAGAATTTACACCGGGCAATTATTGGAAGCGTAACAGCTTCTATTTTTTATACCAAAAAAAGAAAGGAGAGTGTCCCTATGAGTAAAGATAAATTACATTGGCTGAAAGCTGCGGGAATCAGAGCTGTTAAGACAATTGCTCAGACAGCAGTTGCAACAATCGGAACCGCGACAGTCCTTGGAAACGTTGACTGGAAGATGGTCGTATCCGCGTCCGTTCTTTCCGGCGTTTTATCCTTGCTTACATCTGTAGCAGGGCTTCCAGAACTGAAAACAGGCACAGATGAATAGAAAGGACGGTGATCCTTTTATCTCCCGGATGCAGGGTTACGCATCAGAGCCACATGGCTCTTTTTTATTGTGATTTTATAGCTGAAAAGCAGAAAGGAGCCGAATATGGCAGATAAAGGAAATATAGCAGGCGTAAGTACCGTTGGTTCGCTTACCGGATATGCAGTTGAAACAACAGCAGGTACTAAACCGACAGCATTTAAACTTCTTCACAGAATCAATGCTTCTGATGAAATCAAAATTGACGTAGAAACTATCGACGCTTCTGCACTTGAAGATGAAGTCGAAAGAACTATCGCAGGACGTGGTTCTACAGGTGGTACATTCAACGTAACTGTGAACGTGACCGATGAAACTATCACTGAATGGGAAACCTTAATCAGCGAGTACAAAACAGGAAAAGCCGACGGAAAATCTATGTGGTACGAAGAATACTTCCCTTCTCTTAAAAAAGCATTCTTCACAAAAATCGAGCCGCCGACAATCATTCCTAAACCGGCGAGAGATCAGAACGGCCTGTTAACCGTCGAAATGTCTCTTACTATCAATGAATATGTCGGCCCGAGTGAAGCAGTAGTTCCAACTGACAGCAGCCTTTAAACACATTTGGGAGGACAAATAATATGTATAAAGTTTTAAAAATCGGCGGCAAAGACTACAAACTTGAATATGGGATTGAAGCATCACTGTTTGATGATTGCGTGAAATCTGTGATGAATATGTTAGTTTCCACAAGCGGCGGAACGGACAAGAGTCTCAGGGAGATGGTTTCTGGAATGAGTAGCATTCCGAACACTGCACTCAATGCGTTCTATGCCGGATTACTTCAATACCATGGCAATCATTCTGATGGTGATGGCACTGTCCCGGATTTTGATACTGCCAAAAAACTTGCAGCGCAGTATATGTCTGAACATAAAGATGATGAGCAGGGCAATTTCTACGGTCTCTTCTCTATGTGTATCGAACAAATGGAGGAAGACGGTTTTTTCAAATTAACCGGTCTGGAAACGTTCATGGACAACTTGAATGCGGCGATGGACTCTGTGAAAGCGAAGAAAGCACCGAAGAAGCCGACAGATCACTTGAAAAAAGCTACAGCGAAATAATCTGGGATGAATTATACCCAATGGCTGTGCGTATTGGAATGTCAAAAAAAGAATTTCTCAGGAGCACTCTTAAAGACCTGAGAATCCGTATAGAACAATATGGAATCTCAAAAAATGAAGAAATTAAGTCGCAGTTGATAAACATGGACTATCAGTCGTGGCTGACCGGATTGTACGTGAAAACAAGTGTTTTGTGTACATTGTTCCCGAGAAAGGTTAGCTATCCGAGCAAACCAATTACGCAGGAAAAACAGAATAATTGGGTTGAACACAATCCAGATATGCCAAAGAAATCAGAAGCAGAACTAAGACAAGAAGAACGTTACTACGAACTTCTTATCAGGCAGGCAAATGCAAATATATCTGAAATAGGTAATGAAAAGGGCAAGCAGGATGAATAGTAGTCTTGCTTGCCCTTTATTTTTTTTGAAATAAAGGAGGTGCTTATATGCCTGACAACACAATAGATAGCCTTGCGATAGAGGTCAGCAGTAACGTATCAAATGCAAGTAAATCCATTGATGATTTATGCAATAAACTGAATCGCCTGAGCAGTCGTATGTCTGAGAGCATCAAGTATCTCAGAGACTTTTCAGCTTCCGTCGGTACGGTCAACTCTGCTGTTCAAGCACTTAAATTGGACAGGCTTGATTTATCAACGATAAACAGTCAATTGCAACAGTTTACGCAGTCCATGAGTGCGCTCGGTAGCCTGAACTTGAGAAACAACGGATTAAACTCATTCGTAAATGCAATCCGCAGATTGAACGAAACATTAAATTCCACAGGTGATGTGTCTGGAAAGATTCAGAGCATGATTTCTGAGCTATCCACGCTTGGCAGTATTCCAGACGTATCAAACAACGTGAACCGGTTTATTTCTTCGTTGGCAAGATTGGCGAATGCAGGCAGCTCTATTGATGCAGTTACATCAAAACTTCCAAATCTTGGTGAAGAACTTAGAAAAATCATAGTTTCATTCTCTGGAATAGGTAATATTTCTCAGCCAATTAATACATTTGTTCAGTCAATATCTCAGTTGGCAAATGCAGGAGATAAAACCGGAAAGACAGCAACTCAGCTTAATGATCTGGCAAATAGCCTAAAATCATTCTTCCAGACGATGAGTACCGCTCCTAGAATCAGTAGCAGTACAATTCAAATGACTCAGGCTGTTGCTCAGTTGGCAAATTCTGGGGCGAATGCCGGTAGAGCGGCAAGGTCTACTGCAAGTGCATTTTCAGGATTGGGACAGGGTGCGGCCACTTCGACAGGAAAGGTCAGAAAACTTGCAAACGCCGTTGGAAGTGTAGGAAGCAAGGCAAAGAAAAGTTTGCCTAGCATCATGTCTCTGGTGGCAAAATTCTGGACGTTGAAATTTGTTGTTGGAAAATTTGGAAGCGCAATTGAAAGTTCCATGAATTTTCTCGAAGATTACAACTACTTTCAAGCGGCGTTTCGTCAGGTAGCAGATAAAGCAGGAGAAACTTGGTCAGAGGCAGGCTATGATTCTGCGGAAGCTTATGCAAATTCATTTAGTAATAGAGCTAGAGAACTTACATCCAAAATGTCTGGGTTCGATGTTTCCGATAATGCGATTTTGACCGCAAATAAATCAGGTAAATCACTCGGTATGGACCCGTCCATGCTCTTGAATTATCAAGGCCAGTTTGCACAGTTGTCGTCCTCCATGGGAACAACTTCTGAACAGGCATTAAAACTGTCGAATGCACTGACTATGATCGGTGCTGACCTTGCATCTGTTAAGAATCTTGATTTTAGCACAGTTTATGAGAACTTATCCTCTGGATTAGTAGGTATGAGCCGTGCTGTAGACAAATATGGTGCAAACATTCGTGTGGCAAACTTACAGCAATATGCGGCAAATCTTGGTATACAAACGTCTGTTTCTAATATGGACCAGGCAAGTAAGGCAATGCTGAGAACGATAGTAATACTGGATTCCACCCGGTACGCATGGGCGGATATGGCAAATACGATAAACGATGGCTGCGAGCTATCACTTGTCGCCTAATATAGCAATATATTAGTGAAAATCGAGCAAAATCGGTGAAACCTAAATTGAGTTCCCATATTCCTAAAGAATGTGGGGTGGTACTATTAACAAAGAATATATAGTCTATAAGGCTACCAATAAAATAAATGGAAAAATATATGTAGGAAAAACTTATAATTTTGAGAAGAGAAAGAAAGAACATATCTATGATATTGACAATGACATTCCTTTTCACCGAGCGTTAAAAAAATATGGCATTGATAATTTTGAATGGGAAATTATTGATACAGGTATTGATGATAAAGAAATTATAGAAAAGGAAATTTATTGGATAAAGAAATTAAATAGTTGCATACATTTTCAAAATTCAAATGGATACAATATAACGTTAGGCGGAGATGGAGGAACATCTTGGAACTCACGTCCTGTTTTACAGTTTGATTTAAGCGGAAATTATATTAATGAATATATGAGTTGCGCTCATGCTTCTGCAGAAACCGGTGTGAATGCACATTGCATTAGCCATTGCGCAAACAGGAAAGCAGAGCGTGCAGGACAATTCCAATGGAGATTCAAAGATGAATGCAAGGAAAGCAAAATAGCTCCTTATAAAAAAGCAGATTCTTGCCGCCAGCGTTCAATCATTCAACTAGATCAGGGTGGAAAATATATAGCAACTTTTTCTTCTATTACAGAAGCTAGCATAAAAACCGGGTTATGCAGATCAAATATATCATCTTGTTTGACTCAAAAATCTCATAGATGTGGTGGATTCCAATGGATTTATAAAGAAGATTACGATTCTCGAAAAGATTATAGTTTTAAAGGCATACAGGCAGGAAATGGAATTATTCAGCTGAACGATAACTGGGAAATTATAAATCACTTTCCAAATTGTTCCGAAGCTGCGAGATATCTTGGAGAGCCTACAAAGGTTCATAAGCAGATACATAAAGCTTTAAAGCTAAACAAAAGATGCAGAGGATTTTATTGGAGAAAATATGACGATTATATGAGAACTCAACAAGGCAATACCGAGGTAACTGCATAGATTTCGAAAGGTTATGCAGCACCGTAGAGCGTAGGAGATGAATAAATATAATTCTCCCAAGAGTGCTCGACAACCATAGGGCGTAGAAATACGTCTTATTTTTATGGTTGAAAATGTACGCCGACCTTACGGGAAACCGTAAGAAGTAAGGGATAAAAAACCTTTACGGTAACAATGTGAAATATGCCAGCCAACCAGTTGCGTATACTTCGTGCAAACTTAGTATCTTGTGCCAGAGCATTAGGGAACATCTTTATGCCTGTAGTTGCGGCAGTGCTTCCATACATCAATGGTCTCGTAATCGCATTTCAAAGACTTTTGACATACATTGGTTCACTTCTTGGAGTTGATACCAAAATCGGAAAAATGTTCGGTTCTATCGGCGGTGGAAGCGAAAATCTCTCGAATGCGCTTGATTCCATAGACGATTCTGGAATTTCAGATGTAGATGATGCTACAAAAGATACAGACAATAATCTGAAAAATGCAACCAAGAGCGCAAAAAAATTAAAACAGTTCCTCGCATCTTATGATGAACTTGAAATTATGAGCAAAGACGATAGTTCTCTGTCTGACCTTGCAAATTCTAAAATTAAAACGCCAAAAATTGACACATCTGCGATTGACGCAGGAATCCTCAATGATGCACTGGATAAACTTTTGAACGAATACCAGAAGAAATGGGATGCCGCCTACAATTCCATGGAAAATAAGGCCATGGCATTCGCAAATAAGGTCACAGACACATTTAAGAAACTTGCAAAAGCCGCAGAACCTACCACAAAAGCGCTGAAAAATCTTTGGAACAATGGATTGAAACAGCTCAGAGATTTCACATGGACAGCATTAAAAGATTTCTGGAATCATTTTTTAGTTCCGCTTGGCAAGTGGACACTTGGGGAAAAAGGATTACCACGACTAATCAATGCTTTTAATGATTTTCTCGTGAAAATTAACTGGGATAAAATCAACGCTTCCCTTGTGCAGTTATGGGATGTGTTAGAGCCATTTGCTGAGAATGTCGGAACAGGATTACTTGATTTCTTTGATGATTTCTTTGATAAGGCGGCAGATGGAGTTAATAAACTTCCTGATCTAATTGACAGGTTCAAAGAGTTTATCGCAGCATTCTCACCGAAGCAAGCACAGTCTATCGGATATTTCCTCGGACAGCTCCTGACAGCTTTTGTAGCATTTAAAGGGCTTACATGGTTTGGAAGTATTTTCGGTAAAGATGGAGCGATAGGCAAAGGAATCACCATGTTAGCAACGCATCCATATGCTTCGATAGCGGTAGGATTAGGCCTTACCGTTGCTGCACTTGATAAATTTGGAGTAATTGATGTTGATTGGGACGGGTTATGGACAAGAATCGGGAATCTCAAAGACGTAATTGTGAATTTCATCAAAAACATTGATTGGGATTCGTTAATAAAAACAATCGGCGATGTATGGGATGTATTCCAGCCATTTGCTGAAGGATTCGCAGATGGATTTATCAGCTTTTTCGATATAATGCTGAACGATATTGGTGCCCCACTGATTAATACATTAGTAAGCGTCTTAGATGCTTTCGCAAAAGCCTTAGGAAAGCTTGACGATAAGCAGATAGAAGCTCTTGGCGAAGCTCTAGCACGGTTTTTTATTATAAGGGGAAGCATTAAGTTTGCCCGAAATATATACAATGTAGTCAGTTCTATCAGCGCACTCAGAACAATCTTCGGTGGGTTAGGAACGGTTCTTTCCACATCCAGTGGTGCATTGCAGACATTCTTTGGCTCTGGACTTGGTTCTACGCTTGCGGCAGGATTCGCAGACAGTATGGTTGTCTTAGGCACTGCAATGGCGGGATTCAACCTTGGGAAATGGATAAGCGTTAATCTGTTCGGCGGCGAAGATAAAACCTTCGGGGAATTTTTGGAAGATAATGTATTCGGTTATCAAAAAGGGGATTTTACCGGAGCTATCAACGAATGGATGAAAGATATATTCGGAGTTGGAAATAAGCTTACAGAGGACGACTTAAAAGTATTCCAGGAATATGAAGATGCCATTCTTAGTCTGGTTCACGCAAGCCAGATTTCGGGTGAACAAGCATATCCTTTATTAACATTCCTTTCTGAATTAAAAGACAATGGATATAGCACAGAACAGGCATTGCATGAACTTGAACTTAAACTCAATAATCTAGGGATTTCATCAGAAGATTTTGAGAATGCGATAGCAGGAGTAAATAAACCGGTCAAAGACCTTGGAGACACAGCAGAAACATCCTCTAATCAGTTCTCAAACATGGCTGATCGGATTAACAATGTTTCGTTTGAAGATATCTCAGAGCAACTTACAGGATTCCAGACGCTTATCCAGACTGTTGATTTCGCGACTCTGGTAACAGATACAGCAAATGCAATTGATGAAATGGGTGGTATATGGGAAAATGGAAAACAGATTCTCGGCGAAAAAGCATTACAGATTTATCAAGAAATTTCAAAAGGATTAGAGCCAGATGATAACGGTTACTATACTTTAGCAAACGGACAGATGGTGCAATTTGGAAAAGGTATTTCTGACTACGAAAGTACTCTGCAAAGCACAATGGATTCAACTCTGCAAGGGGCAATTAACGGTGTTCTGGATAACAATACTGGTTTTGAATTAGTTACAGAGCTCGGAAAGAATCAGATTCTTGCCGTAGGTAGTGGAATTGAGCAGAACGGCAGTAAAGTCACCGAAAAACTCAATTCAACAATTCAATCATCTGCAAAAGACGCACAAGAAACTGCAAAATCAAGCGGCAAAACCCTTGGAAGTAACATTGCAGAGGGATTACAGTCTGGAATTGACGGAAAGAAAGATTCTACAAAGATTTCAATTCTTGATTTAATGAACAACAGCGTAAAAGCCCCCGCACAGGAAGCGGTAGACTCTCATTCTCCGTCCAGATGGTTTAAGCAGCTTGCAGAATACTGCGGTCAAGGATTCCAAAACGGATTAGAGCCGGGCTTTTCCTCGTCATTTACATGGTTTGGAAGAATCCGAACCAGAATCAGCAGTTCTATTGGAAACTTGTATAATATCGGCTGGAACTCTATTATCGGTTTGAATAACGGAATCGTAGGCGCGGCACAACAGCTTTATGCGAATGTGCAAAAAATCGCTCAAAATATATCAAATACGTTCCGCAGAGTCCTTAAGATTCACAGTCCATCACAGGTGATGATGGAACTCGGTGGATTCACCGTTGAGGGATTCCGACTCGGCATGCAAAACATGCTTCCAAAAGTCGAATCCACCATCAATGATATAAGCGCCGAAGTGCAAAAAATCAATACACCAACCGCAGACATTATCACAAATAGTACATCCTATCAGGAAGTAAAGAGCAGAATGTCAGTTGATACAGATGATTTTGTTGACGATATTCGGAAAGAAGTCATGGCAATCAGCAGTAACACATTTGACAATAATCAGATGATCGGACAGGCGGTCAAAAACGCCCTGAACGGCATGGCAATCTACGCAGACGGACATCTGATTGGATATTTGAAAGAAGAAAATCAGCAGTTCAGAAACCGTAATGGCTACGGACTGTTTGAAGGGTAGGTGATAGAATGAGTGACTTTATTGCAGGAAGTAGTTTCCAAGGTTATTTTTTAAAGTTCGGGGGAAGCGTTCTCCCGAACAAATTCTTAGCCTACAACGATTACTCCGCAACCCCGAATCAGCGAACAGAGATAGAAGCCTATAGGGACTTGAACAATCTCTTGCATAGGGACACAAGCCCGAATTTTAAGACAAAAATAGACTTCAACACGCGACCGATGTGGTTGCCGGATAAAATAGAGATGCAGTCTGTTTTCAAATCGGGTTTAGTCAATAAGGCACAGCGGAAGTACAAGGTCACATACTGGGATGACGAGGAAAACACCTACAAAACAGGTGTTTTTTATATGCCTGATGTTGAGTATAAACCTATCAGAGTTGTAGGAAATAACATTTTGTATAACAAAATCAGAATCGCACTGATCGAATACTAACAACCAGAGTGCATGGGTGTCACAGCTCATGTGCTCTTTCATTTTAAATAGACGGGAGGATGATTATGGCAGATACAGTATCTTTTGACAGTTTACTGAATACGACGACCGGGATGACTGCTATTGTTAACAACAAGAAGCACGACGATGATGTAGTTAGTGTCACGGGCGTTGACTGGTTTACCTATGCAGGAAAGACTGCCAGTACTATATATGTTTCTGGTAACAATTTTATCGGATTCGGCCAAAACGCCGAACAACTCAAAATCTGGCGTAGGAATGGCGCGGTTTATTACATTTACCGTCAAGAGGGGATGCTCGCATCAGGAAAAAGATTTCTCAAAATCAGAGTTGAAGGATATGTGTATTATTCATTGACATATTCGACATATGCGCTGAAATATGAAGTATTCTTGATAGAAGGACAGACATTATTTATCAATGTTACTCAAATACCTACGGACAATTATTATAAAGGCATATCGTCAATCACTGACGGAAAGTCCACAACAGACTTGGCTATTTCCGTAACTTCTACAGTGCCAATTTCGATTCTAGTAAAAAACGCAGGTGTGTCGCAGATAGTTAGCTATGAGAAATTTGTTGAAGACAAATACGTCACTGGAATTACTGTGTCAAAAATGCCAAATAAGACCACGTACTATCAGGGTGAATTATTCGACAGCACAGGACTTGAAGTATCAAAGACATACAATGATGGAACATCAGAATCCACTACCGATTATGAATTATCAGGATTTGACAGCAGTTCCGCAGGCACAAAGACCATAACCGTTACCGCATCCGGAAAAACCACAACATTTGAGATTTCCGTCTCAGAAGCTTCTATTACCGCCATATCAGTAACGACTATGCCAAGCAAGGTGAATTATCACATAGGAAAAGAATTTGATTCTACAGGTATTGTGGTGACTGCAACGTTAAGTGATGGAAACACTATAGACGTTACAAAGGATTGTACATATTCTGGGTTTGACAGCAGTTCTCCAAAAACAAATACGATAACGGTAACCTATGGAATATTAACAACTACGTTCGATATTACAATTATGCAACCATTGAGTATAACTGGCGGAAACTATTCATCAGACACATACTTTGTTGGAGAAACTACAGATATATCCGTATATAGCATAACTGTTTCATATTCGGACGGCTTCGAGTATGTAACAAGTGGATATACAGTTAATAATGTAGTGGTCACAGAACCGGGCTCGTTACTGATAACGGTTGAGTATTTTGGAGTGTCAACGACCGTTTCAACAAAAGTTTTAGATTCCTTTTCGGTGAAAATCGGAACGCCTACTAAAGATGATGTAACTGCAATATTCGATCTCGAAACAAATATATTGAGTATTTTAGGAACCGGCGAATTTAATAATAACTTATCTGACAATGCAGAAGGTATAGCCTGTCCAAATTCATTATACACAAGATGCAAGCAGATTGTATTTAGCGACGGTATTACTAAGATTCCGAGTAATTTCGGTAGTAGATTTTCAAGCTTAGAAAATCTTGTATTTGGAAATGATATATCCGAAATTGGTGTCGGTAACTTCAATAAATATCTAGGGACATCTTTATCTTTTTCAGAATCTTTTGTAAAAATTTCAAGTGGTTGCTTTAACGACTGTCCGAATCTGTCAGAATTGACATTTCACGAAGGACTCGAAGAAATTGGGAGAAGTACATTCTGTGGTTGTTCTTCGTTGAAAAATTTGATTCTTCCATCGACACTCAAGAGTATGTCATATTGTTTCCAAGGGGGCACTCTTGAAAACTTGGAAATAGGAGGCAACGATGCAATATTTGCATCGTCTGGCGAAGGGGGCACTATATATAATATTTCTGCAAAAAATCTAGTTATTCGCGGAGGTACTATTTATAGTAATGCTTTTAACAGGAAGAACATCGAAACGTTGGCTTTAAACGGGACTGTAAAATGGAATGGCACTGGTCAATTTGCTACATGTTCAGAATTAAGATCTATATCAATAGGGAAAGGTATATCAATGTTTACCGTTGAAGTAGTTCCTGATACTGTCGGAATCCGTATTTCTCATTACCCAAATAAGATTTATTATAGAATTGGGGAATCGTTCGACCCAACCGGGTTAACTGTAGCGGCAGTAAGACAGGACGGAACCGAGAAAGAAATTACAGATTATGATATTTCTGGCTTCGATAGTTCCACCGCGGGTTCTAAGACAATCACGGTTTCTTATAATGTCACAGCCAACGGAACTTCCAAATTTGTTGGTTCCGACAGTTTCCAAATTAAAGTCACGAACGACGGAAAAAACCCATTTGATGATAGTTCTGGTGGCGGTTCTGGCGGTGGCTCTGGTGAAGTTGAAGAAGAAAAAACTGAACCAATCAATGTTACAGTACACTGGATTAACGGCGAATTTGCTGACCTTACAAATGAAAATATCGACCAGAATACGCTTGCTTTGCAGGAGTCTATTTGTTCAGAACAGTATTTCATTTTTGGCGGTTGCGTCTGCAATCAGATAACGTTTCAGGCTCACCACGACCAGTTTAACGGTACCTCGGAAGAGTTTTATCCACATGGGAAAATTGAAGTGTACATTGAGAGAAAAGGAACAGAAATCAAAATTTTCACAGGAGAAATCGACAGTGCAGAACGAAAAGCAAATTCCTTGACACGTAATTTTATCGCATATGATTATCTGTATAAATTACGAAATACTGACATTGCTCGATGGTATAAAAACCAGACGACTGATAAGAAGAAAAAGCTGACTCAAAAGCAATTCAGGGATAAATTATTTGAGTTTTTGGGACTCGAACAAGTTAGTACAAAACTGCATTGGGACGACACCTATGTGCCTGATACGAATAACTCAAATGAGATGAATGTAGTGAACATTCTGAAAGATTTATGCTTGCAGAATGACCGTTTTGGATGGATGAACAGGGATGGCAAGTTTGAGTATCTGAAGCTTCGCCAGAACAGTTATAGGTACGGGCAGACTACCGGTAATCAGAACATTTATAAATACTACGGTAACGAAGAAGTACACCTTGATACGTTTAAAAGTTTTACCGCAAAAGAGGGCAGAATCTGGTTCCCGAATGTTATATTTTGTGATCCTGACCCGAATAGAGCCTTTGGCTTTACACAAAGCGACTATACAGCGCAAGAAGCGTATGATAACAACGTTTATTACAATAGAAATAGTTTCTTTGTAGGGAATGAAGACTGGCTAAATTACGTTTGGGATGCAGACGAGTATGGCGGCATTTCAAGGGCTGAACCAATTATGAAGATTTGCTATGGTGTGTTCGTAAATCAAGATTTGCGGAAATATTATCGTGCGCAGGGATATACCGCCGAGGTTCAGGGAAACCCACTGAACATGGTTGGACAGGCAGTCGAACTTTACTATAAAAAGCAGATTCAGCACGACGATCAGGAACCTACGGAACTGCAATGGTACGTTCATTCATACATCATGAGCAGAACGCTCAAAATCGGTGCTACAGATATGATTGACACCTATTCTGCCAACAATGCACCGTTCAACAGCAATAGCCAGCAGTTAGGAAAATATACTCCCGAAATATCTGGAACGGTCAACCTTACACGTTCTGAAATGCCGACAATCAGCTATGCAGAGTTTACAGATAGTTCGGATTCTGAATTTTCTCCGGCAACGATTGATGATTTTACGGACGGCTCTGGTGGTTCTAGCAGTACTTCTGAACAATTAAAAAAGGCACAATTAAGATGTGTAAAACGAATCAAAAAAGCTGATTATGACGCCCTGGTAGCCGCAGGAACTGACCGGACAGATACACTATATTTCACTTTTGAGGAGGGATGATTGAATGATTTATAAAGCATTTTTGAACAGACAGGAAATCACTGGATTTCCTGTCGAAGGAAAAGACACAACAAAGATTTATGGTGGGGATATTTTGCTATGGGAAAAATCCGGGATACCCCCAATGAAAGAAATTTGTGCCGTAAGAACGGTATGGACACATGTCGACTATGACGGTACTCAATATCCTTGTGAATGTGAAATTTCTGTTCGTAATCAGACCGAAGATGGAAAGATATATTTCACAGATATCGAAAAAGCCGGAATATATGTCAAACAAGAAAACCAGTCGATACCTGGTAGTTCATACTATGAATCAGTATGTATTATGTTTAAAGCAAAAAGGGTTCCTAGCACTATATTACAGTATATCAACCAGAAAAATGTATTGTACACGTTAAGAATGAGAAACATGAAAGGAGAGCTTCTTGATGAAACCATTAGTTGGGAAATGAGTCATAATAGCATGAAAGGAAGTGGAAATATATTCGGAGTTGGTGCCTCAAATAGCGATGGAACATTTTCAACTTCGCCACGACCTATGAATTATGGGCCTGGTCCTTCAACTCCCGCTTTCCCTGCAACAATATACACATCAGGAAGCGGCGCATTCAAATCGGCAGAAGATGTTCTTAAATATATGCTCGAAGAATAGGCGCCTTTAGGATGCAAAATAAGGAATTTTTGCTCTGAAATAAGTACTGTTTTGTATAGTTCTAAACAAAAAAATGGATAAGAAATGAGGAAAACAGAACATGAACATTCGAGCAGAGCCGTAACAGGCTCTTTTATTATACGCAAATTGCGCCCGCGCAAATAAGAAAAAAAGGAGGAAAGCAGAATGAAATCAAACGGATCAAGCTTCGTGGACGGACAGACTTACAAAGACGGCGAAGAGATATGGGATCTCGGAAGCCTGGTATGTACAAATGTCCCGCTCCGTGGAGTAAGGAACTATGAGGGATTAAGCAAGGACGTAGATAAGCTTCCCCATTACAAAGACCTGTCAACCGGAAGCTCCTGCCTGATGCTGGATACAGGAGACTTCTACAAATACGAGAAGAGTACCGACAAATGGTACAAACTGTGAGAGGAGATGATAAAACTTGAGAGCAGATGAGGTATATGCAATTCTCAAAGGAAAACTTGTTAAGCTGACAGAAGACATAAAATCAATGGGGGACTGGAAACCGATACAGCATAAGGGAACTGTACAGACAGCAGAAGATCTTCCAACGGACGCAAAGGAAGGTTGGATGTACAATATTGCCACAGACTCTATCTATGGAGCGGCTGGCATGAATGTAGTAAAGACTGCAGATGGATGGGATCCAATGGGACCGATCGTCAATATGGATCCGTATTTAACGGAAAAAGAAGCGGAAGAACTCTACCAGCCGAAGGGCGAATATCTTACAGCCACGGAAGCTGATAAAAAATACCAGAAAGCAGGGAACTACCTTTCCGGAACAGACAAGACTCTGAGTGCATCTGGAAAGGCTGCAGATGCAGCAGCTGTAGGCGAGAAACTTGCATCAATGGGCATCACTATTGAAAGCGTAAAGAAAAATGTCGAAAACCAGTCACGAAGTATCACTAACATTCAGTCTGCAATAAAGGAACTCAATAAAAAAATGTCAATCGACACTTATGACGAACTGGCAGAAGCCTTGGTTTCCGGAAAGATTGAGGAATACGTGAATGCAGGCGACGAACTGATGGTCAACCGGATAAAAACCCTGTCAATTACATCAAGCAATGGAAATTTGTCTTTTGAAGTATCTGACGAGCAGAAATTTATTCGTAAAGTCGGAAGGATTGATGATGATACCTATGTGTTTGAATACAGAGGAAACTCATGGATGTACCTGGAAGAAGCCATAAACACAGGTGATTTCGGCTTCGCTGTTAAGGGCACACCTTCTGAAACAGATCTGATCTATGTGAAAATGAATTATGAGCAGGCGTCATACACATTCGTTGATTTTGACCCTACCGGCACAAACGTAACTCACCCAAAAGACCCGGATGTGAAACATTTTGCTATAGTCGAACAGACTTATGTTCCGGATGCATTTAATTACGATTATCCAGAATCAGCCCTCTGCATCACTCCCGGATACACACTTCCGAAAGGAAAGTATTACATATACAACACCGCAAATGCTACGTCCGACTGGTGGTGCAATTATAAGAGACTGTATTATGTATTTGAAATTTTAAATGATATCGTAGCAACAGAAGAAACAGGAGACATCCAGTTGCAGTTTTATTCCAGAGGCAACAGAGAGACAACCGGAGATGCAAGGGGTGTATACGAGCTGACTTGTAAACCATATTGCTGTGCTACAAAAGCATTCTACAATTCAGACACCGTGAAATTCGTAGGACAGGTTGCACAGCCCGGAGAAGAATATACAGACATCAGAACAATTGAGAATTTCACAGTCAATCAGTCAATGGATTCTGTCGGAATCATATACAACAATCTTGGTCATGTATGCTACGGAAACAATGAATGGAATGTGTCGAACTTGAGACAGCGTATGAACAGCAGTGAAAAGAGTATGAACCCTGTCCGCACACATAAAAATGATGTGTTGAACGGAATGTACAATGTGAAAGGCTTCATGTGGGGACTTGACCCAAGATTTACAAATCTGATCAAACCGTGCATTGTTTCTCTGGAACACGGTATGAATGACGAGTTTACAAGATATCAGCTGTATACCTGTGAAGATGTTGCAACATTGCTCAGCATGAAAGAAATGTCATTCAGCATACAGACAGATGAAGGACAGATTACGAAGCTTTATGGCACATACACAAATAATCAGCTTACTAATGATGCTATTGCATCACGCGCTAAAGCTCGTCAGGTAGGTGGAACTCCGCAGGATTATAGGTGGAGCCGCTCTGCGAACGCCTACCTCTCGAGCGGCGCAGGGCTAGTGGCGCCCTCTGGTGCGGACGGCAGCAGTAATGCGGGCAGTGGCTACCGCTTCGCGCCCGCTTACATAATTGGCATAGCCGACCATCGAGAATAAACTAAATCGGCGGAAGCGTGAGCTTCTGCCGTATGAGAGGTAACCAATGCAGTTAAAAGAGAAACGAACTCCTACAAATGTCGAATTGGATGCATACAACAAATTACTGAAATTAACGGACTACTCCATGAGCGTATGCAAACCCAAGCAAAAGCGAGACAAAAATGGCATCCTGCACGATAATAACCACCATGTTCCGCAGAGGTATAACCAGATAGGTGAGTTTATTGTAAAGACTTTGATAGGTATAGGAGCCATAGTTCTTGAAGCAAACGGATATTATGTAGGAAATAATCTGAATAGAGAAGAAAGGATGATGAATTTTAATGAGCGGATAAGGTTACAAAGAGTGGCAATCGCTCAAACCTACCGGATAGAGCATTGTATCAGGGTGTTGCATTTCCATAAACCATTTGCAGACTCGACCATTTCATACTGGATATATTTGCTAGTAGAGACAAGAAAAAGCCTAGTCTCATGGAAAGATGCAACTGCCCGTAAAAGAGCAGAAATCAAATAAAATCATGGGGTATATGTTGTAAATTTCTCCGGGTGGAGCCGCTCTGCGAACGCCAACAACTCGAACAACGCAAGGCTAGTGGCGCCCTCTGGTGCGAACGACAACAATAATGCGAACAATGGCAACCGCTTCGCGCCCGATTACGGTGCGTTAACTTTATGCAACGTAATATTTTATAGAAGTAGTCCTAGAAAGGAAGAAACTATGCATGGTAATGCAACTGTAAGGAACGTATATCCCGGCGAAAGCCAAACAGAAACCGCGGTGCAAGAGACCGTGTGTAAATTTACAAATTTGCTTCTGGCAGAACATAGATGCCACAGAAGCGTCGGATACAAGAACTCTGTATCCAGATTTCATATGTATGTCTTAAGTAAGACGTATGAACTCCACCGTTCTCTGATGGACGGAAGCTATCATACGCAGAAAGGCGAGAAATTTGAAATCTTTGACCCTAAATACAGAATTGTAACATCAACAAAATATATAGACAGAATCCCACAGGCAAGTTTCGTGGTGAACTTCATGTATGTAGACGTAATTCCAAAGCTGATAAGCAACAATTTTGCATGTATAAAAGGAAAAGGCGTAGACAACGCAAGAGAAGCCTTTAAAAGTATTCTGAGGAATGCACGCATGGATGATTATTGTATATGCGCAGACTTGAAGGGATATTTCGATTCGATTGCGCATGAAGATTTATTAAAAGAAATGAACCAGTATATATTCGATACATGGGCTTTCAGATATTATACAGATGTGATTAATTCGAACGGTCAACAGACAGGCATTGGACTTGGGAGTGAGATCAATCAGCTGTCAGCGGTATCGTTTCTGAATAAACTCGATCACATGCTTGATAATGGCTCATACGAGAGATATATGGACGATTTCAGATATATCGGAACAAAAAGTGAATGTGAGCAGATGTTAAAATTGATAGAAAGCGAATGTGAAAGATTACATTTAAAGCTGTCAAAGAATAAAACTTACATTCAGCCTGTAAAGAATCCAATAAAGTTTCTCGGATTTACTTTTCTAAAGCATCCAACCGGCAAGATCACGATGAAAAGAATCAAAAGCAAGTTGAATAACGAGAAGCGGAAACTGAGAAGGATGAAGAAATCAAAGGTTGCCTTCCAGCAGGTACTGGAACATTATGAGTGCGTCAGAGCGGCTATGAAGAAAGGAAGTCGTTCTGGAGTTGTTAAGTTAGACAGATACTTTAATAAGTTGTTCAGAAGGGAGCTGGAAGATTATGCTAATCAAGAAAAATGACATAACAGAAAAAATGAGAACAGACGCCGCATTATCATCAAAATTGACGATAGATGAAATCCAGGACGCACTGATCGAACTGGCATCAATGATATCTGATCAGGATGATGCACTGGTAGAACTTGCAGGAATCATAGCAGAAGGATAAGGAGGAAACAGAAATGAAGATAAATCCAATGGCGAAAATTTTCAAAAATAGGATTAAAGATGGAATCATGACACTTGATGAAGTTCCGGAAAGATGGAGAGAAGCAACAAGAAAGCTTTTGGAGGAAGATAATAAAGAAAACGTAGAGGAGAATCCATGAGCATCTTTATAGATATATTAATGTACTTCGCCGGTGGAGTCACAGGAGTCTTGCTTATGTGCATCCTCCAGGCAAGCAGAGAGGATGACGATAAATGACAAAATTACAGATCATAAGTAAGCTCTGGTCCATCATCTTCGACTTGATTCTGATCATAAAAGGCGAGAGCGATAAAAGCCTTGAAGATATTGAAAAGGATGTAGATATCGCAGAATACAACTGCCGCCGATACGCAGATACCGACGATGATGAACTACCAGAGAATATAAGAGCAGAGCCATTAAAAGACATATTGCCGTTTTAAAATTGCGCCGGCGCAACTGCCGGAGAAAGAGTGAAACAGTGAAAGAAATACTCATGCAGACATATACTATTGTATTACCGGTTCTTTTAGGGTATATTGTCTGGCTTTTGAAGAATCAGAAAAAAGACCGGGATGCAAATAGTAAGGGAACTATGCTCCTGCTCCGCGTGCAGATGATAGAGTATCACGCAAAGTACACAAAGTTCGGAAACATTCCATCGTATGCGTACCAGAACTTCTGTGAAATGTACGACGCCTATCATGCGTTAGGTGGGAATGGTATGGTGACCAAAATGAAGCAGGAAATTGATGAATTACATATCAAACAAAAAGGAGAATGACTATGGAACAGATCATTAACTATGTAAAACCGGAACTCATCGTAGTAACAATTGCCTTATATTTTGTAGGCATGGCACTCAAACAGGCACAGGCAGTAAAAGATAAGTATATCCCACTTATCCTTGGCGGAATCAGCATTGCAATCTGCGCGATCTATGTGTTTGCCACCTGCACCTGCGGTACCGGACAGGATATTGCAATGGCAATCTTTACAGCAATCACACAGGGAATCCTGATTGCTGGTCTTTCTACATATGTGAACCAGATTGTAAAACAGGTAAATAAAGACGAATGATTCAGGGGATGAGGAATCATCCCCTTTGGAGGAAATGCTT